CGTAGAGTTTCATCAATAAGTCCAAGGAAGAGTTTTCAGTTCATCATCAGTAAATTGAACTCCATCATCAAGTCGTGCTTCGTTCTTATACAAATACCACTGCTTGAAGTTAGTAATATGTCCTCGCAAATCACCATCCTCATCTACAAAATACACAAGGACATCACAATACTTGCTTCTGTCCCAAGTGAGAATAGTGCATTTACGAATGGGTGCCTTTTCAAATTCAGTATCACCAAGTTTTCCAATAGGATAATCAGTGTAGGCATCAAGCATTTGAGGTGTCATTTCAGTTCATCAACAAATTTGTTATACATCCAAGAGATTATGAGTGCCTGTCCCCAAGTAAGAGGAAAGAAAGACACAAGTGCCCAACCCATCAATCCCACAAAAATATAAAATCCAATTGCTTCCCCAATCTCGTGTTTAGTCATTTCAATGCGTTTTGTCCGATTGTGTGTTGAACCACTCTCACTGCCATACGAAAGTTTCCAAAGTCCATAGTTTCATCATCCTCACAGAAGTCCTCAAAAATCTTTTTGATTTGTTCGTCAGTGATTTGTGGGTCAATCATCGGTTGGTTGCTTATGAGAGTATTACTTTTGTGGTTTGTGGTTTCAGTCGTTCTTCAGGTGGAACTAACCAAACTTTAAATCCCCACTCACTATCTTCAATCCAAACTTGTTGTCCTTTGATGTCCCAGTATCGTTGGACTGCTTCTTTAGAAAGACCAAACCCACCGTAGCAGGCATTATAAACAACTTTAGTCATTAGGTGTCTGTGTGTATGAGAGTATTATAAGGCAAAACCACCTCCTTGTGGGAAGTGGTGTGCCAGTTCTTCAAGTGTACACCTGAACCTCAAAGGTGTATGATTTTCTGAAATGTTCCATATTCATATGCATACTCACAACTTTTGCATCACCTTTTTGAACTTTACCAGCAACCTCCAAAAAAGCATCTTCTGTTGGTTCATAAGATGTGAATGTTCGTGAAGGATTTACTGCTGTAATACCAGTATTTGAAGTTGCTACTGATTGAGGAGGTGCATAAGGAAAATTAGTATTTTGTAGATACTTATTCAGAATATCACTCTGTTCTTGTGATAATTTTACAAGTTCTGCTTTTGGTTCTTCTTTCTTCCCGTAAAGTTCTTCATATTTTGCGATGAGAGGATTAGTCATATCTAATTTTCTTTGGATTGTTTTTTGTTCCGCATACAGGGCATTTTACACCATCACGCACCAGTTGTCTATCACAAGAATTACACCAGAACAAACCATACTTTGCTTGTTTGGATTTTTCACGATTTCTTGGTTGGTAGTCCTCATCCATCTTTCCACCCAAAATCAAAGAAGATTTTAGCACACTTCCGCACCAACCAATTTGGTTTCACCTGTAACCAGATTTGAATGTTTGGTTTTACATCCCAATACCCAACACCCATAGAAGTAGATTTGATTACAAAGTTAGAAGTCACATAATTATTCACACCCAATCCAGTAGTAACATAGGTAAGTTTTTGTGGGAAACTTCCGTGCTCCTTAGCATACTCAAAGTCCTGAATAATTCTATCAAACTTATTTTCGTAGTTTCTCTCCGCAGTTAGTTTAGAGGCATAAAAGTTTCTCTTCGTTTTCTCAATCAGTTTATCAATCTTCTCATCAAACTCTTGTGAGATTTCATCCAGAGTTTTAGGTTGCTCTGGAATATCCAAATATGGTTTGACTATATCAAAATACTCAAACTCTTCTGTGAAATAAAAAGCACCAAAGAAATACGACCAAATGCGTTGAGGTGCTTTCGCAAGTTTCTCTGGATTGAGTTTATACCCTGATGGTCCTATTTTTAGTGGTGGAGTTGTATAAGGATACGGCAGATTATCCCCAGAAGGTTTTACTGGTTGTCCTATGTTATTTTCCCAAGTATCAACATCCCAAGGAGATGAGATATTCTTTTCAGGTTTCCAATCAGTCATTTCGTTCCAGGTGCGTATAAGTGTGGATAATTGTCTGGTTCTTTGTTTCGTATTCCAGTATCAAAGAGTTTTTTCAGTTCATTATACACCAAAATCAAATCCCTATCAACAGACAAATGACCGACATCTTTTGCCCCCCGCAGAAATTCATATCACTCCACATAATGATATACAGGTTCGTTGTATTTTCTCAGTAGTCGTATTGCTTCTTGTGCTTCTTGAAGAGTTTGGAATGTATCATCTGAGTAGGGATAATACTTTTTTTCAGTAAGATGATAATATTGAATATAAAAATAAGGTTTCAAAGTTTTCAAATTGAGGTCTTCTACAATTCGGTAATCATAAACTTTCATTATTTCCGTGCCTCAAAAAGTTTTCCGTCCATCCCACATTCATAATACTTTCGCACATGATCACAATACTTACCATTATTTCTTCCAGTCACAACATTTTCAGTCACAAGAGGATGAAGGCATAAGTCAAATGTGTCTCCAAATCCAGTAATACGAGCACCCCAATCTCTTTTGTAATGCTTACAATCCTTACAGAGATTTATGTCGGTCATCAGGCAACACTCCAATAACCATCAGAATTAAATTCAATACTTTCAGAACCATCGTAATCTGTAATAAGGAATTGAGTTCCAGGATAAACCCACTCTACTCGTAGTTGGTCGGCACCTCCACAATAGACATATTCACCAGGAAAAACTGATTTCACATACTCTTCAATTTTGTCTTGTTGGTTGAATTCTACAAGGTCAACAAGTTTCTCATCGTGAAGAAGAAACTCACGATACTTATCACCATTCCAAGTGCTCCATCCTGCTCCATAACCAGGAGAGTACAGAACAGCAACTTTTCCGTCACGAATACATTTAGTCATTTCTGATAATCCTCAAAATTAGGAACAGAACCGCATACTTTCTCTATCTCGTAGATAGACCTTTTGCTATCACTGCGACAATCCATATTCTTTGCGTATGCTTGTTGATACATCACACGAACTTGTTGTGCATCCCAGTAATTCATACCAATAACACCTCCAAAGAGACTCAAAATACCAATAACCAATACACTAAAAACAATTGCGTCTTTGTTATCCATCAGTCCTCCACAATCAAGCAATAACGGTCTCCATAAGAATTGAGACCTTCAACGGTCACATAACCTTTGGAACCATCTGCTCGTGCCCAACGAGAACCAACTTGGATTTCGTGTGCCTTGAAGATGTGACGGACAACTGCTCTGCGTCCATCTATGATTTCAGTTTCGTAGTCCATCGGTTTGGTTGCTTATGAGGTTATTATAGACCAATAGGAGACCTTGTGGAGGTCTCCTGTGCCAGTTCTTCAAGTGTCCTCAAATGTCATACGGCATTTGAGGGTCTTTAGTCCATAGTTTAGAATACACTAACCACTTCTCTTGTTTGTCATCCATTTCAGCAGTCCAGTGATACCCATTCACATCAATAGCATCAAGGTAATGAATACCTTTGCGGTCATCAATAGTTCGGGTGATAGTTACAAACTTTACTTTTTCAACCATAATTAAGATTTCCTGTTGCGAACATAATGAAAATAATGATAAAGAAAATTCCAAGTCCTACTGGAAGTGAATAATCTGGGTCAGTCATCACTCACAACTTCAAATGTAGGATTTCCATTAGTATCAAACTCAACAGCAAGATTTACTGTATAACCACCAGAAATCTTCCAAGTAGCATCTTTATATTCTTGTGTTTCTTTCTCTGGATACTTTGCTTGATAATAACCATCTACAAGTTCATTAGCATCAACATCTCCAAGAAAGTGAAGATTGATAAACTTTCGCAATCTCACCTCATCATCTGTGGAAAGATGAATGGTTACAGGAACAACAAACTTGTTCTCTGGTCCAAATAGTTCATCAAGGTCAGTCATAGTGCTTCTACCTCATTGGCAAGTTCATACAATACATCAACAGGATTTTGAAGTTCTCCCCAATCAGTGCAAAGTCGTGCTGCTGCTTCGTTTAGGATAAAAGCAATCAGTTTCTTGCGGTCATCCTTCTGTGGTCGCAGTGTGAGTTCCATAGAAGCATCTAGGAGTTTTTGTGCTCTTTTAGTCATCGTTTACATCCCAGTCCCACCAGTCAATAAAAACATCTTCAAATCGTTGAATATCAGTATTATCCATAGGAGAACCATTACCTCCTACCTCATAAAAGATAGAATCAAATAATTCAGTAAGCATCATACTTTCAAATGCTTCTTGTGTTGGTTCCACATCCGAGTTCAAGAACATATCAGTTGTGGGAGCAACTGTAATAGTTTTGCTATAGGTAATTGTGATTGCTTTGAGTGGGACGTTCATTTGTTTTTCCGATACCAGTCAAGATTGCGTGGAAGTGAAGTCATTAGGTCAAAATCAAATTGAAATCGTTTGTATCGGATGAAGAATCCAAACAACTGACGAGTGCCAATAGTCAACAAAATTTCTGGGATAATTTCATCTGCTCCATAGTCATCCCACTGCACTGTAATATCAAGCAGAGCAAACTTGGAAGATTTGAGAACTTGAAAGAACCATTCCTTTCCATAGTCCTCGTAAGTTTCATAATCAAAGAGTTTCATCAATCCTCTCCATTTTAGCAAGTGGTTGGTCTCCCCATTTCATAGGGTCATCATAGCATACTTGCATCATCTCGGGCCATTTGCGTGGAGAATCTTCACTCTCAATCAAACCATTCTCCACTGCCTGCTCCCAAGCAAGTTTATGCCGAATAACCTGATGAATGTCATAAAGAACTCCATTGTTCTTTGGAAGGTCTGGATGCCCAACACCCAATGAACTTCCATACCCATCAATTCCATCAATCATATGGTGAGCAAGAATCTTGCCGATGGTGCGTCTATCTGCGTGAAGTTGCTCGTAATCGGTTGGTCTTTTGAGAGGCAACCAATCCACAATTTCTTCCCACTGTCCCAACTCAACTCTTTGAAGTAAATCACAAGCAAAAGAAATTGCCAATGCTTGTTCTTTTGTAATTGTGAGATTATAAACTTTAGTCATCTCTAAGTCTCACTCGGGGTTGAATGTCGTTGAACTCATCATACAGCATCCTGGCAAAGAGCAGGTGGGGTCTTGTGCCAGTTTCCAAACTGGTGCTCGTTGCGACCGTCCACATTATATCAAGTTCAATTTTCGGTGGTAGTGGTTTCATTTGTATTCCTGCTTAGGACAAGATGTATAAAATACTCCTTCAATATAACAAGACTTTCCTGGTTCATAGTATTGCATTTTAGGTGGTTCATAGTTTCTTTCACACACAAACCAACCATCTAAACACATCATCAATATGCCATTAATTATAGTTAAATTCATTACTCAGCATACCCAGAATAATTACTAGCACTATTTGCCGATGAACTTTTCATATCCCAAACGTCTTTGCTTAAAGATTGAACTGCAGACATCACATTACTATCAATAGAACTTACCTTATATTGAAGTTCTATCATTTGACGGTAAAGATTCAAACACATAAACATATTCAATAGAATACTACCACCAAGAGTATATTTGATAATGTTTTTTTGCTTTTCAGTCATTGTCTTTAAGTGAGTAAATAAAAATCCATAACCAGATGTACATTACAACAAATATAATGATTCCTACGTCTATGGGAGAAAATGTCATTAGGTTAAATGCTTAGGTTTATCTGAATCAAACTGACACCACTTTGCACCTTTCATATTCAAGCACATTAAAAGTGTTTGATGCTCTCCATCATATCTTTGCCAGTCTTGTGCAAGTTTGGCAGCATATCGTCTTTGATATGCACAGCACCAAACATTATAGTATATTTTTGCCTTTTCTGAAAGTTTCATCAGTCGTCATACTTAGAGGGCCAATTATATCCAGCAACATCAAAATCTAGACCAAACTTGTATACCCAGAGAATAACAGAAAGAAGTCGTCCACATCCAGAAGAAACTTGAATATAAGGCCAACCAGCATAGTCATTCCAATTCAAAGAGACTTGAAGAAATGACCGATTCTTTCCTTTCAGAAAACAAAAATAATATTCGTGTCCAAAGTCTTGGATATATTTAAAGTCTAGAAGTTTCATTTCTTCTCTTCAGGTTTGGGTTGTGGTTGAGTCTGAGGTTTTGGTGGAGCATAAGGAACTCTACCAGTTTCATTATACATCAAAATATCGTATTTGAACTTACACTCATGTGGTTTTTGATTGCACAATTTGAGTGTATTGTTTGTCGTACTTTCTGTACTAACAACTCCACCGATACTAAATCCAATCATTCCCATAATTATAAGAAGTGGATAAGCAACAAGAGGTTTAATAAACATAATAATCAATCCCAAGAAACATTTTGAAGTAAGAACCCAGGCATCACATAAGTCCATGCACCAGATTCTTGATTACCACCAACTTTATATTCCCACTTATACTCATATTTGTTATGACTATCCCATGTCATATATCCTTTCTCTTTATCAAATCGACCTTTAATGGTCAACCCAAACTTATTGGAAAAGATGTTGCGGGTGCGAAGAGCACCACCAGTTTCACGAGTTTCTACAACTTTACAGGTATCAGGATAAGTCTGAAGTCCTGCCTCCAAAACACATGGAGTTTCATATACAAAAGGACGATACACCTTCGGTTTAGGTGGTACTGTCTGTGCAAATGTTGGCACAGACATAAAAACTACAAGAAGAGCAAAAAAATGTTTCATTTAATAATTTTCCAGTTACTATCTTCAGTTTTGTTTACTGTAAACTTATACTTACCGTTTACAGAGGTCAAAAATAGCACATTTTCTCTTTCAATGTCAACATAACAACTGTGCAAGTTGTCCATTTCGGTATTAAACCTCAGTTGAGCAATACTAGAAGTTGGTTGAACACAAACAAATTTTCTTTTAGTTGTCATGATTTAATTACTTAGAAATTGTAGTTTTGGCACCTAATACAAGGTGGGGGATAATTACTCTTTAAGTGAGTAACAAAAAAAACTTGAGTCAATCTAAAATCTTCATTTTTCATCAAAAAACCAGAATGTCTATGCCAATAGGAACCACTATACATAATCATTCTGTTGTAGACATTCTTAAATTCTACAGTCTTATGAAATTTTAAATTGTGCTTTGATTTGATTTTAGCATATTCATCTGGAGGCAATCCTTTTTTGTTATAAAAATTATTTCTTACACTCCAGTCAATTTCATTTTCATCAATATCATCTGCTTCATATATCGAAGTTCCAGAATCTAAACTTGGATTTGGATTTAAATAGATAACTCCTGCAAAAATTGTATTATCGTCAACATGTGTCCATCCAGAGTTTACTTCATTTGAATCTTCAATTGAAGATTCAAATGGATAAATTTTTTGAAAATAAGATTGAACTTTCCAATCCAAATAATTTGAATTAAAATCAAAAAACAAAGAAAAGACCTTATTGCATAAAACATCAAAAAGATGGGGTGATATTTTATGAACTAGTTGACTTCTTTCTCCTGGATAATTTCCATCCTCTTTCTTTGAATAGTCTAAAGATAAAGCAAAGTCTCTAATTTTATCTGGGTCAGAGTAAAAATCATCAACACATGTTATTGGAAATAAATTTTTACTCGTAATCATCTTGTTCGTATGGTTCTTCTAATAGATAAAATTTTTCTTCTTTATTATAGACTAAAATGTTACTTTGATTTTTAGGAGTGTACCAATCTTTAATCTGACTGTAATAAAAGTCAATCACTTGGTTGTGAGTTAATTCTTTTGCCCAATTTTCAGACATCATCAACATCACTTATTCATTTGAAGTGTAGGAACAGGCATACCACCTTCAGTTGGAACATAAATGGTCACATTACCATTCTTGGCACCATCTTCGATACCAGTGATATACAGATACTGAAGATACTCACGGTTGTCCTTCAGTGAATCACCGATGATTTGGTTTGCCTTAGCAACACCAGTAGCACGGATGATTTCAGCATCGGCAAGTTGTTGAGCACTATCTTTCTTTGCTTGTGCTTCCAGAACTGCTACCTGACGAGTATACTCTGCTTTCTGAAGTTCTGCTTTACCAGCAAGAGATTGTTGCCACACATTATATTGTGGACCACCAATAAAGATGAGACCACCAATTACAATCACACCAACAGAAATAGCAACGATAGCAGGGTCAATAAATCCGTTTTGTTGTTTCATTTGTCATTCTCCAGAGTAGATTCAAGAAGTTCGTCCATAATACGACGAGCACGATAATTTAAGATAATATCCATTACACAATAACCAAAAGCAAATCCTGCCATAAGTGTAGTAATCATTTCGAAGAACCTCCAGTGGGTTTGAAAATAAGATTAGCAAGAAATACGATAGCAAGATTTTGCCAGATGGTCAATGAAACATTAAACCAAGACAAAATCAATCCAAGCAGTGCTGCTTCAAAAAATAGAGCAGCAACAGCAAGAACAATTACACCAAAGGTGAGACCAAGAGCAGTAGAAGTTTTCATAAATCAGACGTGAAGAGCAGTAGAGGGGATTTCAATAATTTCTGGAAGTTTTTGTTCATAACAATTCATAGTATAGCACACCCACTCACCATTGCGATTGAAGAGGTATGCGTATTCCTCACCATCAGACAAATACTCTGTCAGAGTCTCATCGTGCCGTGGAGGACAATCTTGACCACGTTGAGAGTAGTATTGAGGACCATATTCTTGTGCTTTAGTCTCACTATTCCAACGGTCTTCAGTCCAGCAGGAACTCATGTCACCACCATCAATCAACTCAGCAACTTTCTCCCGAGTGTTGTAGTGAGTGTTGAGAATGCGACCCAACCATTCGGGATAACCATCCCAGTGGTGATACACAGAAAGCACAGAACCGTTCTTGAGTTCGATGCCGATACGTGAACGAGTAGACATAATAAATTAAAAATCAGATTTCAGGGTCATCAACACCAAACCAGTCATCTTCGGCAACTGGTTCTTCAGTAAAAATATCTTCTAAATCTTCGTAAATATCAAAGTTGTCGAGTTCTTCAATTTGCGATTCGTCAAGAAAAATCCGAGTCATGCACCTCTTTGATTACCTAGTAATCATAGCACGACTCGGACTGGGTTGGGGACTTCAGTGGACGGTTGCCCGACTGTCCTCAGTATTTTTTTGTTTTCTTTGATACTGGTCTTTCGTGAATTGTTCCTTCCTGAACAAGACCATCACCATCTCTGTCTCTAGCATTTGGATTGAAAATTTCATTTTCTTCCACAACTGCTTCTGGTGCAGAGAGTTCCGTAACTTCAACTACAGGTGCAGATACCTCTACTGATTCTGCTACTGGTGCAGGAGCAAAAACTTCTTCTGCTGGTTGATTTTCTTGGAATAAATCAGTAAATCTTCCCATTGTTTTAATTCGAATTTTAATTATTTATTTTTTTACTAATCACTTCTTCTTTGGGTCCATCAATATGATAAACAACATGTAAACTTTCCCATGTCACAATAGAAACAACACTAGAAAGAATTGCAATGATAACAAATTTCATAATTTACCTCAGTGATTGTGACAAACTCCATCTTGGTGGCAGTGTGCTTGATTTGCATTCATATGGAAGGTCCCATGATAAAAACCAAATCCAATGAAAGCAGTCGATGCGGAGACTACTGCTGCAACAAAGAAAGGAGCAATATTGTTTACAGTTAATGTGAGTGACTTCATGAACTTTCTAAAATGAATAATTCTTGAGTATTTATAAAATAAAAGGGGCATTGCACCCCTATGTAAGTTTTGGGTAAGAAGGAAACTTATAACCCCCTCCACTCATTTAGAGTCAAACTGCAACAGGTGCAGACTGACGAGTGAACTTGACGATTTTATTCGCTGCGTTTGTTTGTTTGTTTGTCCCGTCAACAGATAAGACCTTTATGCCCCGTCGAAACCAGTACATCCCCCTGAAATGGAGATGTGGGGAATCGAACCCCAGTCCGAAACATCAGAATTCCCATCCTCTTGAACACTTTATATATTACTCTTTTTCTTTCAAATAGTCAACAAATAAAACTCCATCTAAATGGTCAATCTCATGTTGAACAATTCTCGACAATAAACCATCTACTTTTTCGAAGATTGGTTTTCCCTTTGCGTTTCTATATTTAATCTTTATTGATTCTGGTCTTTTCACATTATCAAAAACACCAGGAACACTTAGACATCCTTCTTCAAAATTAACAAGGGTATCACTTTTCCATACTATTTCTGGATTGATTAAAATCCAGTCTTTTCCTTTATTATCAACAATTATAATTCTTTTACTTACACCAACTTGAGGAGCAGCAATACCAATACCATTTTTCTCTCTCATGGTCTTTGCCATATTAAAACAAAGATACCTTATGGTATCATCAATATTTGCTACTCTTTTTGCTTTTTCTCTTAAAACCTTTGACCCAATCGTTTGAAGTTCCATACTTCCCTACGCAATTGGTTAATGGAGAATAGGAGACTCGAACTCCTGACCTTGGCCTTGCAAAGACCCTGCTCTACCAACTGAGCTAATTCCCCGTTTTTTTTTTTATTTAGGATAAAAATCCTAATATCGATGAGAGGACTTGAACCTCCACGAATTACTTCACTGGAACCTAAACCCAGCGCGTCTACCAATTCCGCCACATCGACAAAGAAAACACCAGACCTTATTCTTCCTGTTCTCAGGAACCACCAGGTAATGGGCAGGGAGACCTTGCAAGGATTTGTACCCCCGAAGTTTGTCCAGCATTTTCAGTTTGGAAGACCTAGGACTTCCAACTCCCCCACCTCGATTCGAACGAGGAACCTTAGAGTTAACAGCTCTCTGCTCTGCCGTTGAGCTATAGGGGAATAAAATTAACTTTCCTTAGAAAGCATATATTCAACAGTGTTTGCAATGTCATTCATTGCAACTCGTAAATCTGGTTGTTGACCAGTTTCCTGCTTAACGATTGGTCGGGAATCATCAGTTAATGACCACCTCCACTGACCCATATCTTTACAGTACCAGAGATTTATTTTCATTTGTTAGAAATATAATCATAATGTGGATGAATATGCATAAACATTGTAATTGAGTATCTACCCAATTTTTGATTTAAATACTTTTCATCCATTTTTACTTCAGTAACAGAATGTTTTGCCCAAGAAGGAAACATCAACATTGAGTTATTTTGTACTTCAAATGTTTTTCCAATATCATTAAGAATGAGGTCTCCCCCATCAAAATGCTTTGGTTCTTTGAAAAACCAAAATAACACTGTTACTGATGCAGAATCAGTATGTGGTTCATAACAATCTGCATTTTCATAATAAGATAATAATGTTTTAGAGTAATTTGTATTTAGCACTGCTCTATTTGAATAGTGCAATTGACTATAATCTAATATATAATTATCTAAAACTTTTCTAGTTAATCTCCATAAAGATGTTTTATGTGGATTTGTGTAAAAATCACTCACCCAAACACCTTTATTCTTCTTCTTGAAAGAACCATTTTTTTCTGCTGAACCAGTTACTTCTGGACCCTCAAGAATTAATGGATTATTTAAAAAGTTTAACTCATCAAAAATCAAATCCAATTCGGATTGACTGAAACAATTTTCTTTATAAAGATAGTGAATTGTGTCCATATAATTAAAAGAAAATTGTTTCAAGTCGGGATGATAGGATTCGAACCTACGACCCTCTGTTCCCAAAACAGATGCGCTACCAAGCTGCGCTACATCCCGAGTTTGTTTAACAATATATGTATATTGTTAATGGGAAATACTGGATTCGAACCAGTGACTTACCACTTGTAAGGAGGCCACTCTACCACTGAGTTAATTTCCCTGGAGCGAAAGACGAGATTCGAACTCGCAACAACCTGCTTGGAAGGCAGGGACTCTACCGTTGAGTTACTTTCGCAAATGTTGAGGAATTTCTTCCTCAACTCACTTCCTTCACACGGACTAAAGAAGTGTAAGACAGAATTGAAATTCTGTCAAGCCCACGGTCGGACTTGAACCGACGACCTACGGTTTACAAAACCGTTGCTCTATCCAGCTGAGCTACGGAGGCATTTTGCTCACAAGGAGCAACGGAAAGGGTGGGATTCGAACCCACGGATGCTTTCACATCGCTAGTTTTCAAGACTAGAGCCTTCAACCACTCGACCACCTTTCCAATATAACAATCATACTATATGTAGCATAGATTGTCAAGCGTTCTCTGGAGGATTTGAACCTCCGACTTCTTGGTTCGTAGCCAAGCACTCTATTCCACTGAGTTAAGAGAACAAGCACAGGATAGAGGACTTGAACCTCTACTAAAAGTTTTGGAGACTCTCGTGCTACCAATTACACCAATCCTGCTTAGGTGCCCCCAGTCGGATTCGAACCGACATGCATTTCTGCGGTTGATTTTGAGTCAACTGTGTCTACCATTTCACCACAGGGGCATAGTTCCAGAACTAGGATTCGAACCCAGACGAACACCTTCAAAGGGTGGTGACCTGCCAGTTAGTCGATTCTGGATTGGAGTTTAGGGTGGGATTCGAACCCACGGTTTTACAGTTTTGCAGACTGTTGCATTTGACCACTCTGCCACCTAAACGGGGTGTCGTATGAGAATTGAACTCATCTAGGTAGTTCCACAAACTACTGCCTTAACCACTAGGCTAACGACACAAGGCAGTAGATAGATTTGAACTATCGACCATAGGCATATGAGACCCGTGCTCTGCCAGACTGAGCTATACTGCCAAACGGAAGTGGTTGGATTCGAACCAACGGATGCCCTTAAAGAACATCGGCGGATTAGCAATCCACTGCATTAGACCTCTCTGCCACACTTCCGAGTTTCCCATAAAGGGAATGGAACCGACAAGATTTGAACTTGTGACCGCTCGGTTATCAGCCGAGTGCTCTACCACTGAGCTACGGTTCCAATATGGGTTGTTGTCTCTTCCCTTTGCCTTTCCCCAATTCGCATCCCGAAGAGAACGGGCAGGGGTAATTCCGATTTTTCACAACTATTGTTACCCGCTAAAGTAACTAGAAGTGTTTTTCATATCGGGCAACAACCCAAGTGGGAACAGTCGGATTTGAACCGACAACACCAAGGTCTTCAGCCCTGTGCTCTACCAGTTGGAGCTATGTTCCCAAGGTAGTCCTAACGGGATTTGAACCCGTGTCTTCACTGTGAAAGAGTGATGTCCTTGGCCTCTAGACGATAGGACCTTGATGAGGAAGAAGCAAATGCACCTCTAAGTTGATTTAAAATCAACGGCTTCCACTTCCTCCCCTCTTCCAGTTTCTCGCTACGTTATTCCTTACCTAACTGGCAACATTCAGGATAACGTGCTACAACCACCAAGGAGGGATACTCCATCGGCAGTGTAACAACGACCTTGATGGGACTTGAACCCACGACTTCTACCGTGACAGGGTAGCACTCTAACCACTGAGTTACAAGGTCAAGGTGGGCAGGGAGGGATTTGAACCCCCGTAGGCAGAGCCAGCGGATTTACAGTCCGCCTCCATTAACCACTCGGACACCTACCCGAACAGTTGATATTTAATGACCGAACTGCGGCGGTCAATGGGTCTGGTGAGGCTCGAACTCACAACTTCCAGGTTAAAAGCCCGTTACTCTACCATTGAGTTACAGACCCATATAATGTGGTAATTATTCAGTTGTCAAGGTGCTGGTGGTCTCTCAACCACTCCTTAAGAATACCACGGAACCCGTTGCGGGGCAAGTGGGTTGTGCCAGTTCCGAAAGTGGACTTGGCAGTTTGGGGTCTCGTTCCCCCACCGACTCATGTAATATACCAGGGTTTGGACCCCAGTGGCAAATGATACGACCAGTTGAACAAGTGGCACAAGGCATAAAAAAAGAGGGAGAACCTTTTGGATTCTCCCTCTTGATTGCTTTTATGGTTTGTTCTGTTAACTTTGACTTACCACATTTGCAACCAAGAGGGATTCTCCCATAAACCAGCAGGTAATGGGATTATAATCACTCTTTGGTTGTGTATGAAGGTTAGTCATTGTTTTATGTTGTATGTTTTATTTATACCAGGTTTTTAGAAAAAAGTCAACCTTCGATGTAGTAGTCAACAATGCTGTCTACCCATGCTTCACTCATGTTGCTCATAATTGCAACTGCTGCTTTTGGAGTCTCAGCAAATCCTTCACTAACTAGGTGTGCAAGAATTAGATCATAAAGATCGAAGCTTTCTTCTGTCTTTGCTCTACGGATAATTTCTCTAGAAGGCTTTGCCTTTTTCTTTGGTGCTTCTTCTCTACCTTTTCTAGGCATTGTAACTGCTTGAGGTTCTCCTGGACCCTCGGTTGTTCTTGTTACAGCAGAAGCAGTACGACTTCCTTGTGCTCTAGCAAGAGGACCAGTCATTCTCTTACCATAAGGCTTTTCACGGTCCATTCTTTGTGAAACAGTTTCCTCTTCTCCACCCTTTCTCTTGAGAGTTGAACCTGGGGTTGCTTTATCTTTCCAATCCTTAAACTTCTCTTCAGGACCATAACCAGTTTTTCCTTCAGCACTTTTTAAGTGCTTTTCACGAGCTTTCTTTGCATCTGCCCTAACTTCTGCCTGAGACATAGTTGGACGATATGGTTTTACACCCTCTGCTCTCTCTTCATCAATAACTTCTTCTTCAAGATATGGAGAAGTATAGGGCCACTTATCCAAATATGACTCTTTTGGTTGATTTGATTCAGACAAAACTTGTCTTGTTAGGTTGGAAAGATTTTGCAGGTCCTTATAATCCATTGGTTTTGTATAATTCTTATATATTTTATTTATATAATCGAATCTTGTTGGTAATTGGTAATTAGCAATTCTGTCTTCACATTGTCTTGAGTTCCCTTCTCTCCACGGTGAACCATAGAGTATCTAAGTTTCCACTCGTTAAGATTATACTCTTTATAACGATTCAACAACCAATCATTAAGGTTGTAAGTAATCATAAAACGATGAGGACAATTATCTACATCATCCGCAAATCTTTCGTGTGAGAATGAGGAGTGTAGTTTCCTTCCCGTTCCATAAAGGAAATCTTTAATGTCGTAAGGAGGGTCAAGAAAGACAAATACGTTATCACCAGCATCGTTCATCACTGGTTCATAATCAATGTTTGTGATTTTCCAGTTTTTAATGATGTATGAATACTTTGGAAGTTTGTCAATACCAACAAGAGAAAAGTTAGAACGTGATGCTTGAACTGAGAATGTAGAATTCTCAGTCAAACCAGAATAAGAACACTTGTTTAGAATGAAAAAAGCAATTGCTTGTTCAAAAGGTTCAAGAGTTTCAATGTCACTCTGATACCGATTGAACAAGTCTTTATGTGCTTCATCATCTCCATTTACTTCTTCTTTGATTGCTCTCAACCTTTCCGATAATGTTTGACCATTATCACGAAGTTGAACCCAGAAGTTATAGAGATAAAAGTATTTGTCATTCACCCAAATAGGAACCTTTGGGTAGTTTTGAGAAATCATTAAAGAAATGCTTCCACCACCCAAGAATGGTTCACGGAACTCTTTGAAGTCACTCGGAAACCAAGGAGCAAGAGTCTTTAGTGCTTTACTCTTGCCTCCAGGGTAACGGAGCATAGTCTTTAATGGGAATTGTTTCATCTATTTTTAATCCAGTTAATCATTGTTTCCCGAAGGAGGTCAGACAGTCTATCAGGTGATTCTGGGAAAGTAAAGTTTGCAATATCCAAATCAAGAACACTGAGTTCATTGATAGGAAACTGCACCATCACTCCATCACCTTTGCTCACATAATACTTTTGTGCCGTTTCACGGGAAGCAATCGCAACCTTATATGAATCACGGTCAATAATCATTACATAATCAAATTTATTTTCAGTTTGATATCGGTTAAAAGCAACCTCAGTTACATCTCCCCGATAATTTTTCATTTTTACTTCTTTGCAAGTTCCGTCCTTCTTAAAGAAACCCTTGAGGAACTTTGCTTCAATTCGAATACAGTCTCCAAGAACTTTCAGGAGAAAGTCAACTCCATCTTCGTCAATGTATTCAACTTGGGAGAAGCAAGCAATAGCAAGTTCAAATACCTTTGCTCGCAAAAAGTTATCTGAATTGCTCTTAAATCCTTTATCATTGTAGGCATCTTTCACTGCCCCAAAAATCATGTTCCAGTCAAATTCTGTTTCACAGATTTTTTTGAATCTTTCAGTCGTAATCATAAGTTAGATAATTCTATAAGTTAGATTGTACGATTTGCCCTTTCGGGCAAGTAGGAACGGGGAGACTTGAACTCCCACGGGACTACTCCCAGCTGATTTTAAGTCAGATGCGTCTACCGATTCCGCCACGCTCCCATTTAGTTTTTTTTTTTGGTAGGACTGCAGAGAATTGAACTCTGTTCACACCGTTATAAGCAGTGGGCTTTAACCAATAAGCAACAGTCCCTTGGTTGGTTATATGACAATCATAAGGCAGGAACCTCAGATTGTCAAGTGCTGGTTGCGAGGATCGAACTCGCCTCCCATCGATTATGAGTCGATTGCATTCGCCAGATTGCTAAACCAGCATTTGCTATTCGCAAATAACGAATAGCAGTGTAATCAAACGGAAATCAAAGTCCCATCTTTACGAAGACCAGAAATAAACTTCCCGAGACTCTCGTTTGCATTTACAGTTTCTTCCAACTTTTCAATAAAGTTGTCTACGTCTTCACATTGGAAGTAGTAATACTTATCAGGATTAGCAGTAAAAGCAACACCAATCTCCCCATCATCGTGATTAAAAGAAATCTTGGAGATGGCAGAAGAATTAGTGAATTCAATCAAGGACATTGGTGGTTTCCCCTCTCGATTACCTTGTAATCATAGCACCTCTTGGGGTGCCTGGCAAGACTGGTGGACAGTTCCGAAAGTGTCCTCAGTCGTTGATGATAAGATTATACCAGGTTTGACTCATACCTTCAATAATCTTATCTGCAGATTCTTTATCATCTGCATAACCCTCTGATATTAAATGCTCCACAAGACTTTCATAGGTTTTATAAGTTTCTTGCAATTCTCTTGGAGTTGGTTTCATCTGACTACTTTTTTCTTTTATTTATTCAAAAAACCTCTCATACCAGTAGCAGCAACGAAACTCTCAAGACCGTTGTTAATTGGACGCACTTTGATGTAAATTTCTTCAGGAACATCACCAAAGTATCCTTGCAACCAAGGGCACAACCAAACAGGAACACACATCGTTGTATCAGTATAAGTTGTTCCTTCTTCATCAGATACTTCTTTCACAAGCAAAGTATCATAATCAGCAGGTTCTTCAAGGAAGAGAGAAATCTCAACTTCATCACCCTCAATCGGATACTTTCCAGTCTTGAAGTAGCAATGCTCATCAATTGCTTCTTCAGTTCCATTCATCAGCAGTTCTTCAACTGTATCATTATGAGGATGGTCAAAGTGATACAAACCATCTTCACGTTTGATTGCAACAACTGTAAGTTCCATAGGAGTCTTGTGATTGAGAATATTGTAGCACAAAAAAAGACCCCTTGCGGGGTCTGGGGACAGTTTGGGAAGTGGTCTCACTGTGGCATTGGTTTTCCAGGAGTTCTACTTTGTGCAATTTGTGTATTATATCTTCTTCTTTCTTGCCCAGTTGGACCTGCACCTTGTCTTGGTTGCATACCACCTACACCACGGTCAATGTGAGTATCACCTTGCTTAATTTTATCTCTCTGACCTGGAGTTGTGGTTGTAAAAGTTCCAGGAACTGGTTTATTTGGACCAACACCAATATTAGTTCCAGGAATACTTAAAGATGGTCTAACCTTTACTGAACCAGGAACTCCACCTTTCATAGCAAGAACTTCTGCTTCAAGAATAGTTTCTCTCCACTCTTCACTCATATTTGCCATAATCACTAATGCATTCTCATTGGTATCTGCATATCCTTCTGCAACCAGATATTCAAGAATAACATCAAACAAATCTGGTTCATAATCTTGCTTCAGAAAACTACCGACAGTTTCCTTTGCTTTATCATACATCTGTTGTCCTTGATTTCTTCCTCTTCTTCCACCTTCATTTTTAATCACATCACCAAGAATAGGAAGATTTGCACCAGGAACACTCTTTGCTGTTTCTCTACCAACTACTTCACCAACTTTGCCTGCAGTATCTCTAGCAGCCTTATCCAATGTTCCAAGAATACCACCAGCAGGTTTTGGTGCTTGTGCTACTGGTCCTGTTGGTCTTGGGGTTGATACTGGACCACCAGGAGTTTTTACAGGTCCACCAGGAGTTTTTACAGGTCCACCAGGAGTTCTGACTTGTCCACTACCAGTAGTTGTTGGTCTTTTGTCAAATCTTGGGTCAAACCCACCTCTGGCATTTATATCTCTATTTCTTACATCCTCTTCAATCTCATCACCTTCTGGTTCATAAGCAGCATTTTGTAATGTTGCTTTAGGAGTATGGATTTTTTCTCCCTTTGGAATCATCTTCTTAAGTTGTTCCTTTGCAGCACGGTCAGATGCATCCTTTAGAGGGACACCAATCTGCTGTTCGTAAACATTAGAATATGCTTCGTGAAGATTGCGTAAGTCTTGGGAATCCATATTTACAGTTTTTTATTTATTTAGTTTCAATCGTCATCACCATCGTCATCATTGACTGGATGAAGTTTATTTCCAATCTTTGTAGAGTATTGAACTCCCCAACGATTAACCTTACCAAATCCAGATTTCTTATAAATGGATGCTCTTGTATTTTTATCTGGGTCTCTTCTCTTATCATCAGAATTTTCATCTGGTTCATTGGATACTAGATGCCCACTGGGAATTCTATGTTTGATGTGCTTATCCCAGACTCTTTTTGCATCTCTAGCAGCCTTTATTTTTTCACCTTTGCTCATCTTATCTCGTTCTCTCCAAGGTTTGGAGTGGTCCCAACGGATATTATGTTCTGGTTTATGTCCGTGTGCTTCTCTTGCTTTTCCTTGCAATTTTGCATCATACATATGCTCATGTTCATCATCAGAGCTATGTCTCTTATCGTGATTTACCTCATACGTTATACCACTTGGTTTATGATGAATTCTTGTATAACCTCTTATGCTTTGGTCCTGGTCTTTACCCCTAGGACGGTCATAATCAATTTCTAAATCAGGATGCTTTGACCTATCAAATCCGTGCCCATCATCATATTGTCTTTTCTTTTCCAGAATGAAATATGCTTCTTCTAGAAATTGAGTGAATGATTTCATTAGTCTACCTTTCCTGTCATAAGACCAGTCTTTTCAGACTTTTTAGTGCTTCTCTTACCAAATACTTTCTTATAAAGTTTTGCTCTCTTTGCTACTCCAGTCTTCTGGTCTTCACCAGACATAACTGCTGTTGGTTTACCAATTACAGCCTCACCTTTCTTTGCTCCTGCCGCTTTTAGATGCTTTGGAGTATCTTTTAGTGCTTGGATAAAGTTTCTACCTCTTTCCATTTGTTGGTCCTTATCACCTTTTCCAACTTCACTATCACGATGCATAATATCTACAGTATGAACTGGACCTCTCTTATTAGCACCTGTTTTAGTCATTTGCTTTCTAAAATCTCTCACTCTTCTCACACTCTCACTTGAAGGTGCAGTTTTAACTCTAGTGTTTCCTTGTGGGTCTTTTCTTCTCTCTTTATATTTCTTAATTAAACTCTCTCCCTTTGCTGCTGATCTTGCTGATGCGTGAGTGCGGATATAATGGTCCTGCTCGGTGCTACCATAATCATCATAAGTATCTTCACTATCATAAGTTGTATAATCATATGGTCTAGTTCTCAAATCATTGGTGGAATACTTACCAGTTCCTTTGAGACCTGCTTTCTTTGCAATCGCAGCAGTAGTTCTCTCCTGCCTTTTCATATCAGCACCACGACCACGAGCAAGAGTTACCTTGCCTCGTGTTCTTCTACCACTTCTTTCACCTGTTGAACTTTCTTCAAGTTCTTCGGTATCCTCTTTCACACAACGATTATAAGTCTTTCCGAAGAGTTTTTGTGTGCCTTTTTTCTTATATCCAGGCCAACACTTCTTTGCTTCAGAAATAAATTCCCGAAAAGTCTTCATTGCCCACCACCCATTGAACGTGCTCTTTTTGCTTTCTTCAATGCAACTTTATATTCTGGAGATGGACCCGAACCCAATGGTCTCTCACCTCTTTCTCTTTGTGCCTTATCAATCTTTTGTTGCTCTAACTTACCAACACCTCTCTTTCTTCCAGGTGCCTTTGCTCCACTTCCACCACCACCGTGTGCGTGTCTAGTAGCACCATAAGTTTCTGGTTGACTATAGGTGTTGAGAGGGTCTTTCATACCCTGCTTCAATCTACCGATTGCTGCTCTAGGTGATAGTGAAGTTCTTGTTGATTTTTTAACTTCTGAACGACCAGTCTCAGGGTTCTTCACAACTCTTCCAGAAGTTTTACTTACATAAAGAGGAGTTCTCTTTTCTCCCTTTACTTCATCCTCTTTACGCATCTCGTAGATGTATGCTTCTTCTAGGAACTCTCTAAAGGTCTTCATCTTTTTTATGACTTTTCTTTTATTTATTTAATCTTCACCTCTTCTAGTCTTTCTTCTTGCTTTATTCACAAGAGTAGTGAAAGCTCTCATAGGAGTAATAGCATTACCAATATCTTCTAGTTTTCTACGATTACCTCTTTCAAATGCATGGAACTTACCATGGTGAAATCCTGGTTTTTGGGGTTTAAACTTTGATACTGGACTTTTATCAGCAACAACTAGATTTTTAGGGTCATTGCCGTGATACTTCTTCTCTTGTGCTTGCTTTTTCTTATATCTCAACACATCACCAGGAGACATATCCTTCATTTCTTTACCAGAAGTTTCTATTTCAGTTGCGTGATGAAGTTCTGCTCCACGTTCTCTTGCTAATTTACGTTTACGTTCAACTTTTGCCTTTTCCCTTGGGGTTAGTTGCCCTGTTGCTTTTTTAGTTCTTTCTTCACGGTCTTGTTTATGCTTTTCTCTAGCTTGAGATGAAGCAATTCCATACCTAGGATTCTCTTTTGTTCCTCTATTTTTAATAAAGGTTCCATCTGGTAGTTTTCCTCCATGATGTTTTATCAACTCATCTCTAGTTGAGAAGTGTGCTCCTTCAGTAATTATTACTGCTTCTTCTACAAACTCTTTAAATGTTTTTCTCTTACGATTACGTGCTGGTTCTGATACTCTTGGACTATCCAAATTTCTATTTGCTTCCTTCCTCTTTCTCATCAGTTCTCCCATTAAAGGAAGACTTGGAGCAGCATCGTGTCCAGATCTTACTAATGATTGAGGAGATTGTGCTGCATTTGCAGCAAATGAAAGTGCTAAAACTGCATTTGCTGCAGCATCTCTTTTTCTACCTTCAGAAAGCATATAAACACAAAAAGACCTCTGAGTATTTATCAGAGGTCAAACACTGCGTCTATTGATTGCTGAGTTAAATCAAGTTGTAACTGAAGGACTTTAGTATCTTCTTCTAGAATTGCAACTCGTATTCTAAGTTCTTCTAATTCCCTTAGAATTTGTTCTGATGTTTTTTCAGTAGTCATAATGGAGTCGTATTACCTTTTCCCTCAAGAGACTTAACAAAAAGTGCAGTAAAAAGTTCCATTTTTTCTGGATGCACTGCTGCTGGATTTTGGTTAATTACATCTTTAAGTGCAACCAACTCACTCCACTCATCATTAGAAAGTTCTGAATTAAAATTTTCTGAATAGGTCATAGTGGTCTCAATTGATGAGCATATCCTAACATAGTATCTAGCATATCACCGTTTTCTTAATGTTGTCTTTAGATTTAAGTAAAGGTTTGTAACTTTGCGTATGGAAAAAGAAAATTATCAACGTAATTCTTAGCAAATTCCTTTCCAAATCTAGATTCCATAAATCCACTAACTGGATCTAGTTTATGCATATAAGTATCGAAATCAGCATAAAGTGTTTCTTCAGTTTCACTTGGTTTTGCATCTTCTACCATTTTTCTATAAGTTGAAATATATTTCCTAAAATCATTTAAATAATTTCCAACTTCATGTACAGTACACTTTCGCACAAAAATATAATTTGAAAAATGATTTCCTGGTTCAAAGAACCTAATCTCTTTAGTATTATACTTATACTCTCCCATTAATTCTTTAACTAATTCATGGTCGAAATCATAATTCTCTGTAGGATGCTGAAAGTCAAATACGATGATAACTTTCTTTTCCATAAATGCCATTAAATCTACCCCGAAAGAAGGGAGGTTTTTCCCTGTTTTGGGGTAGATAATATTATTATAAATTGATGAACTTCCTGTATTGATAACAGTCTCTCTGGATTTAATAAAATATTCTCCACCATATAAATTAGAAAATATTTTATTATTATTGATTTCATATTCATCAGATGAAGTTAAATCCAAATTTAATTCATCTAAGATAATTTTTTGATAATCATTCCAGATTTCATCGTAGTTAATCATTCTCTTCTTTTAGAAATTCTTTTAGTTGCTCAATGTCCTCTTCAACTTCTTTTTGTTGTCTTTCATCATGATAATATGACCAGAGAGCATTGTGAACATCCATAAGATAATTTACCCAAAAGCCTCCAGGATAAATCCCAAGTGCTGATTGCAATCCACGATGTGATGTTCCTTCCTTCTCTGTATTGCACATTATATAGGTGATTGCTTCAACCATATCAATCTTGTCTTCTTCAGATAACATATGATACTTTCCAATTGCACGTTGACGTGCTTCTTCATTTGCTTTCTGCATTTGTTTGCAAGCATCGGAGTCCCACCACTCTTGCATTGCTTTTCCAAACTCATTTGGTTCTTTTTCAGTCATTTTTCCCAAACATAGTTCCAAAAAAACCAGAATCTCCTGGTTTACGATTTTCCAATTTATCAAGAATAGCATCAGTGCTTTGGAGTGATTCTATTCGACTAATCAGGTCTGCAATCACACTACAAACCATTGGACGTTCTTGACGTGCAGCATAAGCAAGTGCATTACGCAAACTTGCTTCTGCTTCTTTAAGTGAATCTTCAACGGATTTAGATAGTGCCATAATTATCTGGATAAAGTCCCTCGTATTTTTTAGTGATTTTGTTATTTGTGGTAGCAATTAACAAATTAGTAATATCACGGATAACAGGAATTACATGTGCATTTACTTGTGTATTTGAATCAAACTCAGCAAAGAGTTTATCTCTAACAGTATTAAAGCAATGAACATATTCATCTGTTTTTCCATAAAATTCAGATAACCATTCTTGTGCGTGGGTATCATCAACAAAATTATCAAGCATTTTAATATTCTCCTTTAAATTTAAATATTTTAACAAATTTAGTTGTCAAAAGTCAACTAACTATACAGAATGGTGCATTATAGATGCCTTCTTCAATGAAAATGTACTATTTCCATTATCAACCCATTCTACGATGTCACCCTCTTTAATATTTGCTGCTTTCAGCAGTTCGTCAGGAAAAGAAACATAATAATTATCATCATCATATTTTTCAATTGGTAAAATCCACTTTTTTGATTTTTCTTGTTCAATTAAAGTTCTTTCGGTTTCTCCAGGTTTCCTTGCATAGACAGTTTTTCCATCATCTGGTGACTCATAAATCAGTCCATCTTTATAATCAATACGATTTGGATCATTCCTAGAAATTTCTTCCTTTAGATTACTCTTATATTTTTCTTCATCAGATGCTGCCTTATCGCACATCCCATTCAGTTCTTCTTCAGTGTAACGAAGTGCTTCCATATCACTATGACCCCAAGGTGGCATAATATCCTCTACCTTTGGTTCCCTATATTCTTCTGGGCAATCGTTCTCTTCCCAAAAAGAAGTCCAAGATTTCTTACATTCTTCAGATGAATCGTCTTTATCACAAGTTAAATGACCCTTACCATTACCATTCAGAAGAGCAAGAAGTTCATATGCTTGAGATGTTTGATTCTTGTAGACATAATAGTTTTCCTCAACAACACCTTTAATCACATCATAGATTTCTTGTGGTGATGCCTCTGCACAAGACATTGCATCATGCATCCAGTTCTCAAGATTCTCAAGAGAATACTTTTTATATTCACTCATGTCCATAATCTTTGATTGCTTGCTCCATGATAACTTGAATCTCCTTTGAAGTCAACCCATTCAACCACTTCCAATTTGGGTCTTCTTTATTCCACTCCATTGAAAATGAACCATCTTCATTCTGAATTATTTTTAATGAATCCATAATAATTATTCTAAAGTTGGCACATATTTACCTTTCATTTTACACTCATCTAAGTGTTTGTAAATTCTTGCAAATGGTGGTAAAGAAACATCTAAATCATAATAAAAATATTGACGACCTTTTCTTGGCACATCAGTTTTCCATCCAAGAAAATCAACGACTCCACTTTCACTTGATGTTGGATAAAAATCAATAGGAATATCACTTTCTGGGTTCCAGTCCCAAGGAACACAAGAATCTACAGTCAAAATAGGAATGACTGTATTAAATGCTGCCATTCTTAAATGACCATCATGCCATGCATTGTAAGCATCGTAATGATAATCATCATCTCTATACTTTTTACCGTTAGTCGCATGTAGTATTAAACTAACTTGTCCTGTTTTTTTTATCTGTGTTGTTAGTGGTTCTCCACCTGCTTCTGAAGCACCCCACATATCATTACAAATTAACCCAACTGCAAGAAGATTTAAATTTTCTTCCGATAAAGGAACAAATTGCAAATTATCTTGTCTTGATCTTGGAAGAACCCTTTCAATATCTGGAACAGCATATGTTTTATTTGTTGCCCCCATAAACTGACCCCAAGGAGCATAATGACGAATTTGATTTCTTTTTATATTCCCAAGAAATTCTTCTTGCTTGAAGAAAGTGCCCAAATGTAAAAACACTCCCGACTCAGATAAGTGGACCTGAATTTCATTTTCAGCATCCACAATTTCATCAAATCTGTCCATCCAATCTTGAGTATAACCAGATAAAGAACCTTCGGGTGTCAGCAAATGATTAACTTCATTTTCTTTAGCCCAATCAATAGATTTTAAGATTTCTTTTTTATTGAATTGAACATCAGTGCTTACTGGAATTTGTGCCCCAGCGATTCTAAGATTATTCATAGTAAAATTATTACTCTGCCCTATTTTCATTCTCCCAAGTTTCTTTTTCTTTTTTTCGAAGTTTTTTGAGTTCTTTTAACATATCTTTAATTTCTTGATATGCTGTTTCTGGACTCATTTTATCGGAGATTTCTAGTCCAACAATTAGTTGAACCTTGTCTCCAAATCGAGCAAGTGCCCTTTCAAACTCTGTCAAAGATTCATAGACCATTTACTTTCTCCCAATCTTTTTGAAATAATTCTAATCCTTTATCAGTCATGATATTTTTATACATTCCCCAGAATACAGTTGGAGGAATAGTTACAACATCTGCTCCCATCATAGCACATTTTTCGACCTGCCTCACATCACGTAGAGAAGCAGCTAGAATATTTGTAAGACAAAGTTGACCTTGACCACTATATGCTTGCCTAATATTCTTAATTAATTCAATACCATCAACAGAATTATCCAACCACCTTCCCACAAATGGGGAAACATATTTTGCACCTGCTTTTTCTGCAAGAATTGCTTGTGCAACTGAGAAAATCAAAGTGACATTAACGTGTGTCCCTTGACTTGCAAGTTGTCTACATGCTTTGAGACCCTCTACAGTACAAGGAACTTTAATTGTAACGTTCCACAGTCCATTAAATGCTTGTGCTTGCTCCAACATCTCTTCAGCAGTATCAGCAACTACTTCAGCAGAAATAGATTGAAGAGAAGTAAAAGTAGTAGAAATTTCTTTAATTACTTCCACTGGGTCTCTTCCACTTCGCATAATCAAAGTAGGATTTGTAGTTACACCATCAATCAGTCCAGTTTCGTATGCTGGACGAATCATATCAACTTCAGCAGTATCTAAAAAGATTTTCATGCATCTCCAAGGGTAAATTTATCTAGACTTTTATTTTCATTAAAATTGTAAACAACAGGATGAATCTTGTCAATCCTAGATTCTAATTTGTTTTCAATCTCATACAAAGAATTTGTTAATTCAACATTCTCTTCTTCTAGTCTCTTGACATCATTGAGAAGACCTTTATATTTTTCTTGAAGTTCGTCCAACTGATTTGATAGTAAAATTATCAAATCAGCAATGTTATATTCACTTCCTGTAACCTTATCGATGAAATACTTTGTTGACTCTTCATCGTGATTTGTAAATTTATAGTCGAAAAGACTTTTAATCCATTCTTTCATTTTTTATACCCAATCAGGTTTTCGTTCTGGCATACGAAGATAATTAGATGCAACCCAAGGTTTGGATGCGATATACATCTTGTAAGCAGTAAAAGTATCAATGCTTGTGTCAAGTTTATACTCATCAGGCATTGCCCTCGCAAATGGAGTTATACTAGTTATTTTACCTTTTGGGAACAAATAATAGGCATCAACTAAAGTTTTGTAACAAGCATGGGTCTTATCATAACGAAGACAGTACTCATCGCACAAGTTCAGTCCATGCTTAATCAACCAATATGCATTATGAATATTTTCCGTTGCCCATTTAGTGCAGGGATGATTTCGGAATGCACCTTTTTCCGTCTTGTATGGAGTATTATCAGTCTTATACAGAGGACCATATCCATGACCCCATTTATCTGATGCTACGATGGAGAGCATTTGACAGCACTCAAGGGGCATCTTAACAACGTGTTTATCTGGTAGGCAGATGGCACTCTCAGCAGGAAAAGGAGAAGTTGCAAAGATATTCATAATAAAAATTTTGGTTATTCAGAATCAGAATCTTGTGTTTTTTTATTAAAACCAAATTGTGTTTTCTCTTCTTCTAATCGGAGTTTTTGTGCTAACGTACAAACTGTTTCCATTACTTTAAGAGTGTCTTCTGTTTTAGAACCTGATGGCATACGTTGATTAACAATATCAAACAATGGAAAGAATTGTTCTGCTGCCTTTTGAACTTCTTCAGGTGTTAGGGGTTTGGGATTCATTTTGCTTTACTACTTTCCAATAATTTTGAATTTCTTTTGCGACTTCTGGAGTTTCAGTCCATTCCCAGATAGTTCCATCTTTTTGAGTGTAAGTACGTTGTGTCATGTTTTTAAATGCTTGTAAACTTCAATAAAATTTGCGTGTCCCTTCCAAAGTATACCACCTATGATTGAGATGTCAATCAAAATTAAAATTGTAAGAAGAATAACAATTTGAGTATGATATTCTTTTTGCATTTATATAAACCAAGTAATAACGGAATACCTTGTGCCACTTTTTACTGGCATAATTTCATGAGGAAACATAAAATTAGAAGGGAACATCAAAACAGAACCCTTTTTTAATTTGTACTTTAATTTCCTATCAAAGAATGCAAATTCTCCTCCATCATAATCATCATTTATTATAAATGAACAAGATATTGTTCTTGGTTGTTCTTTAAATGAATCGGTATGTTGAATATAAAATCCACCTTCTTCATATTTTAACATGGTGTATCCAGTATCAGATTTGATTTCTAAATCTGAAAATTCTTCCATGTACTTTTTGATGGCATTAGATGCACATTCAAACATCATTTCATCTAAGAGTTTTCTTGTTTTTTTATTTCTATCTATAAATTCATTTAATGATAATTGCACAGATTTGCAATTTCTTATACTTAAATCAATATTATCTTCATGTCCTAGACCAGAATGAACCCACTCATCATCAGAAAACTCTTCAATTAATTTATCGCATAAGTCACTATCAATCATATTATCGTAAACTTTAATATAATCACTTTCACTCAATTTTGATTTTTGAAATTTTTTATTATCAAAGTATAGATTTGAATATTGACCTTTAGATTTTACATAATGCAAGAAAACTTGAAAATATTTTTCTCCTTCATATTGTTCTCTACCATGAACAATCTCCATTCCCAAGTATAAGATTGCGTCACCTGGTTCAAGCAAAATATACTCTTTTTTATCACCGTCTACAATATAAAATTCCCAAGGTTTGTCACCATGAAGATGCACGGTCAATGATATTTCACAAGAACCTCTATCTACATGTGGTTCTAAAACACTTTTATTTTTATAAAATCTAGAATAAGAATATGTCGGAAGAACATTTTCATCAACTAACGAAGAAACATCACTTACTTTTTCCACCAATAACTCTAAAAATGACGGATAGTTATAATGTGATAATGCATTATTTACTTGAGTATCTACTTCTACATCATTTTTTTCACAATAAGTTTCGAACTCCTCTGCTAAATCAATAGCACGTTGTTTGTCTATAAAATTTTTTATAATTTTATACTTTTTTTCTTTTAATTCTAGATTCATTTTAATTTAAAGTTTTCCTCCTACTTCACCTTCATAAACTTTGGATTCAATGAAACCTTCCTGCCGTCCTTTAAGGTAAAAACGGGTTGCTGATACACATTGCTCTTCAGAGAGAGATGTGATAAGTCCGTTCCCATCTTTGTCAGTGGAATACCAAAGACCATACTTTTTTTGTTGGACATAAAAGCAATCATCGTACAACTTGGGTTCCATAGTCAACTCCTTCAACTTGAATTATAATTTGTGTTTCATCATTCCAATGCCGAATTACACCAGCAACAATAAAACAGTTAGTAATTAGATAAGTAGCAAAAATTATTGTTCTAATCATTGCAATTTTATCAGATTCTTTATCGCATTTGGATGCTTTTTCACCCAATGCCTTTGCCCACCACCTCCAAGGAGTTTTTTCTTTTTTCACTTGGTTTTCGGTTTCATGAAGATTTGATAATCTGTTTTCTTGAAATTGCATCGAGTGATATACTTTTGTGCGTAATGTTCACTTTGAAAATAGCAAGTTTTTGTTTCGCATAAATCCTTGCCATCTTTATGTATAATCTTTACAGGGAACTGATTATAAGGAAATGACTGCTTATCGGACTCCGTAATTTTTAATTGTGGTGTTTGCTTTTTCTTTGGTGTTGCTGCTTTTTTAGGAGTAGTTTTCTTAGAAGTAGGTTTTTTCTCAGTCATTTTTTCTATCCAATAATACGGAAACATACAACAGCATTCCCCCTACGAGGAGAAGCAATATGGCTAAAAGCAGCATAACTCAAATCTAAGTCTGCGTGTGAATAAGGTCCACGGTCATTGATGCGAACAACTACTTGTTTTAGATTATCCTGATTGGTCACCCGTATGCGTGTGCCCATAGGTAGATAAGGATGAGCTGCAGTCCAACGATAAGCATCAAACCGCTCACCATTTGCCGTAGTTTGTCCATGAAATCCGTCTCCTAGTCCGTAAAAAGTTGCAATTCCACAAGTCAATCCAGCAATTAGAGTCTCAACCATCAAGAAGGAACGTTGCTTTTCTTCCTCTTTATTATAGCACGGGTTAAGGTCAATGGGACAGGTTCTGTGCCAGTTCAAACACTGGCAAAGCATACACTATTGAATCTTCCAATTACTCCCTGAACTGAAATTTTTGTGTGTTGAGAATGAATATCCACTTCAACCACTTTATAAATTTTTTCGACCATCAAAACACCATTAGGATCATCATTATTTCCCCAACGGATTTGCTCCTTTGAGCATCCAATAAATTTTACGTTTTCACCAATAACAAATGGTGGCACAAAAGTATCTTCAGTCATTGCGAAATTTATTAATTGAATCCATAACAATTTGAATCTTTTCTGATTGTGTATTATGGTGTGCAAGTGTTTCACTTAAACAATCAATAATATCATCCACAATAATTTCGGCATCAACTCCAGATTCAAAATACTTTTGAATTGCTTCATTTAAGTATCTTTTTCTTGACCACTCTAAAGTATAAGGTTTATAGTTCATGATAAAAAAATATATACATTTACTGTACATCTATGGTTTTTATTTGTCAAGAGAAACTTCAAATCAAGTTTCTCTCCTTAAAATATTGCAATGTTTCTTTTAGACTACCAATATGTTCATGATTAACCGTGATCTGAGGATATACAGCATCTTTTCCAAATTCTGCTCTAAATTGCCTATCACTAAAATCAACACCAAGTTGATACTCTAAATATTCTCCACCCAAACTTTTAAGAAGCATACGAATGCGTTCGCACTCTTGACTTCCATCTGTATAAAGAACTGCTTGCATTAATCTCTCTGCCTCCAATCATCTGGTTTATCCTCTGTCCACCAATCTATCATATCATCTATACTATCAAATCCCCTTTTTCCGTGTCTTTCATTTCCAAATCCACCAATATCAAGTTGATTTAAAAAATCATCCATTTCATTCATCTCTGGATTTTCTGCCTTACGTCTTGCTTGACGTAGAATAGTTCCAGCAGTTCTATTTGCTTTAGCAAGTTTTTCTGCCCAAATCATATCATCAAGACTTACTTCCTCATGTAGAGCAATTTTCTCACAGATTGATTCAAGACGAAGACGGTATTGTGTAGAAAGCATGTTTTATCCTCTAACATGGTTATTTATTTTTTACAAAGTATCCCAATCTTTACTGTAAATGGGAATCTCTGGTCCTCTAATCATCCAAGGAGTATCCAAATATCTTTCATATTTCACTAAAAGATTTTCATACTCTGGCATGAATTTTTCCCATAATTCTTTTTGCTTTTCAGTAAAATTTGATGTATCTAATTTTTGTAGAAACTCTAATTGATTTTTATAACCAATTATATAGTCTTCTCTATTCAGATGTGGTTTCTTCCAAGGATATGGTTTTTTGAATTGATTTTTTTCTAAATCATATTCACAATCCCCAATTTCAATCGTATGGCAAGGTGTAGTTGGATTTGGTCTCGCATAAATCCATTCACCAGTTTCATGATGATAATAATTTTTTACGTCCATATCCTTCATTTCTGGTGGAGGAACTACAACTGCAGAAGTGAGTAATGGATCATTTTCAAATTCAAGTAATACTGCATAAGAACTTATTCCAGCACGTCTATCCATTGCAACCTTTTGGAATTCATAGTCCAAATCATCACAGTATTCTATAAAACCCTCCTGTCTTATTAATTTATTTGTTTTTTTGTCTATAAAAACCCAAACTTTATCTGGTCCAGTATAAGTCCAATCAGCTTTTAATCCCAAAGTAGTTTCATATGATAGATAATCGTCGGGAAGATCGTATTGAAATTGTCTAGTAATTTCCATAATTAATCAAATTGTTATATTTTTTTTATTTAGATTTTGATTCTAAGTCTTTTAGTAATTCTTCTGCAAGTCTCATCGAACGACGATGTATTGAATATTTTGCCCAGGGAGTTTTTGGATTATGAAGTATCCACCATTTAGTTTTTTCATATTGAAATCGTAACAACTTAGTTGCATAATCTACAAGTTTAGCAACACTTTCATCAGTTACAACAAAATATGCCGTTATAGCAAAAAGAAAAAACCAAAAGTAGTAGATTTCCATTTAGTCCCACCAATTTTCTAAAGATTTAATTGCTCTTAGGAATTGACCAGAATGATACTGATCGGGATTGTTTAGTTTTCTCAATTCTTCAATATACCCAATAATTCCTTTTGTTGCTGGATTGATTTCAAAAAATTCATAAAAACGAAATACATTGAATTTTTCAATGTATTGAAGCATCATTGATTCGTTTCTTTGATATCCTTTAATATAAACATCTTCCCTATCTATTCCTTCTTCATTTACAATATCAATTTCAACTAACTCATTTGGATCAAAGTCTTCACTTTCCTTTTCTTCTCTCCAACCATCAAATAAATCTTTACCTGTTTTTTTAATCTTTGCCGCAAGACCGTGTATATATTTTTGTTCCAGTTCAAGGTCTTGAACAATTTCAGATTTATGCCATTCTTCAGTCTCATGCATAAACCTTTGCTTTGAACTATAATACTCGTCATCAGTATCAGATGCACGAAAGACAAGGTTTACATTATAGCATCCCTCTTCGTGATACGATTTCCAATGACGATAAGAAAAATGAAGAATCTCAAATGAAGGGTTATAATCTTCCATCAGTCCCATCTAATAGTTTTAAGATACTCTAAAACGTTTTCTCTCACATCCATCAATTCATGAAAACATTTTTGATCATGTGCTGCTTGCCTCAGTTCATTATCTGGTTTATGAACACTCTCAATAAACAAATCTAAACCACGATTCCATTTATCTTTTTTTGACTCGGCATCGTATATAAAATATGGTTTTTCCATACTATTTCTCCTTATTGTTTATTTTTACTGGGCAAGACGGAATTACCTTTTTCAACTCTAACACTATTTCCTTTCTTTGTAAATCTGTCAATCCTACAACAGAAGAAACTCGATTAATTAAATTAAGTGCCTGTGTACAACTTATGATGGTTGTGGAAAGTAATACAACCATTTCTTTACCTCAGCTCTAATAATATTTAAACTTAATATTTGTTAATAATCATCCATAGAAATTACTTCCCAATCCAAGTTCAAATTTTCCAAATAATTAATCAATTCTTCATCCTCTGTTGGTAGAACTTCTTCTTCATCTAGGTAAAAAGATGCTTCACATAATGCAGGGCCATATTCTTCTGGTTCAAACCTAGTTGCAGGAAAAATCACTCTAGCATCTTCAACAATTGCGGTTACAGTTACTCTATCATCTTCTTGATGTATATTGTAAAGTAAGGTAATCATTTTTTGTTTCTGTTTTGTTTTTGGATAAATTTTTTGGCAGTTTCTAGTGTATGATGAACACAAATTTGTTCTCCGTTATAAATGGAGATATATTTTTTCCCCCAAGGTACAGCAGCCCAAAGACCATTCGAACTAATGTAACCATCCATCTGCTCTTCCATAATGTATCAATTCCTAGGATAAAATTCCATGCATGTCCAGATAATATCTTTTTTTCCTTTTTTGATTGGAGTTGACTTATGAACTGTTTGAAAATCACAAGGAAAACAAAGCATACTACCAGTTTTTGGTTTTACTTTTAATTTCTGAAAAAGAAACAAAGTGTCTCCCCCACAAAAATCATCATTCAAATAAAGAATATAAGAAAAAACAAATTGGCACATATGAGAACTGTCAATGTGCCAGTCATAGTAATCACTCTCATCATATGTTCTATATGTATAAGAACACGATAATTGATGAAGATGCTCTGCAGTTTCAATCGAAAAATAATTTTTATTATTAGTTACATAGTGATGATGAGCCTTTGAAAAAATACTATGAATCATGTCATCTGCTTTTTTTAAGGCAGAATCTTGTGGTGCCAACATAGTTACACTCACACACGAATTATTTCTCACCTTTGTCCTTGGTGTACTATTACTTAGACACTCATCAATAATCTTTGAAGATGAAATTAAATTCCTAATCTCATCGCATTCTTTCTCAGATGCGATATCTTGATATTCATGAATAAATTTTGTATGCTCAATAATTTTTTGCACAAAAATTACCGTGAATAGTCATCAAAATCAACATCTGGATGAAGATACTCTAGATAATCTTCAAAGTCAACACCAAGATATTCGGCAAACTGCTTAAGTTCTTCAATTTGCTCTTTTTTAACCTTTTTTTCTACTTCCTGAAACATAAAACCTCCATCAGTAACCATGTCGGGAAATCATCTGTTCCATTTTATCTTCTCTATATTCTTCTTCGTCTTGCTGCTGGTCATTAGAACTCTCAGAAGTAACCTGGTACTCCTCATAAATTGAATCTGCGTCTTTCTCGAAGAAAAGGGAACTCATAGGAAGAAAAAGGGTAGAAGGGTCGTTTTTATATAGTCAGGAAGGGGGTTTACCCCACCTCCTGCGTTTCGGTTTGCTTAAATTCAGCATCAATCTTGTCATACAACTCAACAAAAGTTGACTTGGTTTCATCATCAAAACGATTCAGACAAACCTTGATTGCTTTGTCCTTCTTACCGAAGATAGAATATGCCTTGATGATATGGACCAGACGACGAGTGCTGATAACTTCATCAATACCACCATCGTTGAAGGTCTTGCGAATAATCTCAGACCAGGTGCAGAGGTGCTTGATAAAATCGGTGTGCTCACCAACCATAGGAATGTTAAGAGATTCTGCAACTTTAGTCAAGATTTTAGTCTCAACAGAGATAGTAGGATACTCTTGCTCGAAGGTGATGGGGAATCGTTCCAGGAATGCTTCATTGAGCACATTGGTGCCAATAAAACGACCGTCATCACTACCCTTACCTTTAGTGTTAGCAGTCGCAATCACATTGAAACCTGCTTTGGGCACAACGTGCTTACCAATTTTCTTGAGGAATACACCTTTACCCTCAAGAACAGATTGCAGACACATAATCTTGTTAGATGCCAGGTCAATCTCATCCAGAAGAAGAATAGAACCACGTTCCATTGCTTCAACAACGGGACCATTGTGCCACACAGTTTCCCCGTTCACGAGTCGGAAACCACCAAGCAAATCATCAGAGTCAGTCTCAATCGTAATATTAACACGAATGAGTTCCCTTTTCAGTTGAGCACAAGATTGCTCAATGCTAAAAGTTTTACCATTACCAGAGAGACCAGTGATGAATACAGGATAAAAAATCCCAGACTGAACAACTTTCTTAACATCAGTAAAGTTGCCAAAGCTGACGAAGGTATCATCTTTATCAGGAATAAGGTTTTGTTTTACACTTTCAACAGTAGAGATAGGATTCACAGAAGGTGCATTGTAAGTTTCTTCAAGTTCATCAATTTTGTCTTGAGTGATTTCAAGATTCCACTTCCCTCGGGAAACCTTAAAGTTAGAAAGTTTCTTGGAAAGAGTTGCATAACTGGTTCCGAGTTCATCAGCAACAGCACGAACTGCCTCTACTCCGAACTCTGTTCCGTATTTAGATTTCAGCAGTTCAATTGCGGTTTCCATAATGATTTGTTGGTCTGTCTTGACTACCCTTACATTATAGGGCATTTTTGGTCCCCCGTCTGCCCCTATGGGACAGTCCTTCAGGTGTCCTGGAGTTCATTGGACAATAATCTTTCTCGTTCTTCAAGTGGTAATGATAACCATAATTTTTGTTTTGCTCTTTTTTGTGCAGTCGTTCTTTTATTGTGGCAATTTACACACAATAACTGACACTTACCTACTTCATTCCAAAACACTTCTCTGGTATTTCTTACTGCATTTCCCACATTATGTTCTTTTTTGGAGTCATCAATATGGTCAAATTCAAGATTTTCGGTTGTTCCGCACCAAACACACTTCCCACCTAAAAATGATTTTGCTTCAGATAAAAGTTCCTTTCTCCTTTCTATTTGTTTAGCAACCCTTGTTTCTTTATTTTTATGATAATAATCTAAATCTTTTTTTCTTTTGTTTTCTTTAAATATCTCATCTTTTATTTTATTTCTATACCTTTCCCTTTCTTTAAAGTTCTTTTCTTCCTTTTCCATTTTAGTATTACAGACGTTATCACTATTTATATGATAACGTCTGTTTTTATAATATCCCGTCTGGTGGTTTTGTCCACCCATAACAAGATTTTCTTACACCACGCAAAACTGCATCAAGACCACATTTAATATTATGCTCTTTTGAAAATTCTTTTATATTATCAAAAGTATAAATTACTCCCTCTGGACTTTTAATCGTGTAAATTTTTTTCTCTAAAATTGTTTCTGGTAAAGTCCATCCCTTGTGTTGTATATATTTTCCCCGCAAAACATTAGCAACTCCCCCAGAATTTAAATTATTTTTATGGCAAAATTCTGCAAAATTTTCAAAAGTAATTATTTCTCCCTTTGGATTTTTCAATTTGTATATTTTTTTAGGTTTTCTCTCTAGTGCTTTTTTTCTAATTTTTTCAATTGTTTCTGGTGAATGTTTTTTACCATACATAGGATTATTTTCACCAGAATTTCTTTCACTTAAAATTTGACTGCGAACTTTTAAGTATTCTGGTGAGAATATTCCAATACCTTCTTCTTTGCATTTATCCCCCCAAGCACTCCTTTCTTCATAAGATAATCCACAAATCCCAGTTTTATTATCTCTATTTTTAGCACCACCTATTTTTCCAGCAGCACTTCTTTCCTCAAATCCAAATCCACATACCCCAAGTCCAAGTTCTTTTGCTTTTTGTCCTGCTTTTTTACCATTTTCTCTTTTTTGTTCTGGGGTTTGTGAAAATATTCCAAGTCCGTTTTCTTTTACATAATTTCCATTTTTTACTCTTTGTTCTTTCGTAAGAGAACAAACTCCCCTTTTCAATTGTGCGTTCTGGTTTCCAATTACTTTTCCGTGTCTTCTTCTTGCTTTCCTAACACTTTCACTAGGAACATACCCACTTACACCATCACCACCATTAGTAAGATTGCGAAGAATACCAGTTCCCAAATCCTTTCTACCAAGAATAGAAATCATATAAATTTCGTGTTTAAATGCTTCATCTTCAGTTAAATTTTGTTTAAGTAATATTATTCTGGACTTATCTTTTGGGGGATTAATTCTTTCATTCTTTCCCTTAATAAAACACCTATCACCACTCCCCTTACCAATATAGTAAGGGGTTCCATTTTCTCTCAAGTAAGCATAAGTATAATAATTCATAGAAATAAAAGGTATAGGGGGGTGCCCAATGGACAGTCCCCCAGGTGGTCAGGCAACAAGACTGATAAAAGAACCAAGAATTTTCTTGTTAGTCTTTTTCTTGCCCAGAACTTTAGTGAAAGCAGTTTTAATTTGTGCTTTCGTTGCATTCTCGGGAACAACAAAGTCTTCATCTTGGGAAAGGGAAGATGAAGCAATCACATTAAATTGATCAAAACCAGTGTCTTGGAATTGAACACAACTATTCTTGCGATAATCAGACTTTACTTTCTCGTAGTTCTCTTGCCCACTTCCATACCAACGATAGCAAGTTGAAAAATCACGACCAGGAGTGATACGGAAGTTAATCAGATTCACAGTTGGGAACCTATCTTTCACAGTCTGCAAAAGAATTTTGGCATAACGAGGGAAGTTATCATAATCCAGAGCAGGATACACCCGACCAGTCTTCCTATCACGAATAGCAGTGCGAGAATGCTTTGTATTGCCAATATATTCGGGAGAATCGGGATAACGACCCTTACGAGCAATCGTCACAGAATTCTGATAACCCTCACCATCAGTCAGGAAGATAACATTCACCTTCTGAAGTTTATTCTTTGCTTGAAAATCAGGAATCACAGAGTGAAGTGCCATAATACTTTCACCAATAGGAGAACCAGAAAGGTCCAGGTGAGGAGGAACAACACCAGCACGTTTCTGATATGCATAGCAAACAGACCAGATATTCTTGAGTTGTTCATCAAGAACTCGGTTGTTCACTTTACTGGTGAAGAAATTCATCAGACGGAAAGAGTTTTCAGGGGCAAGAACACCAGCAACCTTTTCATACACAGGAGGATGATTTGGTTGCAGTTCCATATAAGAATGACAATCCAGAGTGAAAGCATACACCTCGAAAGGAATATTCACCTTACGGCAGAACCAAATGAGATTCAACAGTTGCTTATAAGCATCCAGGATGAATTCACTCATCGAACCAGACCAGTCAAGAATGAAGATGAGACCGTGATTCTTACCGTCAGGAACCACAGAGACCTTCTTAAACAGGTCTTCGTTGAACTTATAGGTGTGGAGTTTAGAAGTGTCAAGAACACCCGTGCGGGCAGTGCTAGACCGAGCATATTGGTCTGCAGACTTCTTACACTCAAACTCTTTTACCAGATAAGAAACTTCCTTTTCAGCAGACTTCTTGTAGGTATTATATTCCTTACAAGTGAAATCAAAAGTCTCTTTGTAATAAGAACCACGAGTGGTATAAAACTCAGTTGCCTTACGATGAATAAACTCATTCGGAATAATCATCGTATCAAGATTCATTTTGGGAAGTTCCACATAATGAGTTTCTTGAGCATACTTATCCACAAGGTCTTGAGACTTTTCATCAAAAGAACGGGAAGTCTTGGAAGTCAGTTCATCTTTATTGGTTTCACCGTGCTGATTACTTGCTTCCTGACCGAAACCACCACCATTAGGTGCTTCCATAGACTTATTCATATCATCACCGAAGGATTCACCTTCAGTTTGAGACTGACCCTGAGAATCTTGCTCTAGTTCAGATTTGTTCTGACCGTTTTCACCTTCTCCTCCTTGAGAAGAATTGGCAGGAGAATCCACCGACTCACCAGCACCCTGAGAAGAATCACCTTCACCAGGAGTAGGCATTGCCTGAACCTCTTGCTTTTTATACTTCACAAACTCAACGATTTCACGAGCAAGTTTCAGCACTTCATCAAAAGTTTCAGTCCGAGAAGCACGAGTCAGAAACTCATCCTCAGCATCATTGAAACAAATGTTATGAAAAGCACCAATCTTGAAGTAAAGATTGATTCGGTCAATGAAAGTCAGTTCATCCAGGTTCTCTTCTTTAGTTGAGAAGAAGTCATCAGAGTTCAGTTCATTATAACCATTATAGAAAGTACGAGAAAGACCAGGATACTTTTTCTTCATCAGACGTTCCACACGAACATCCTCAAGAACGTTTACAAAATCCCTAGGAACTTCTGGATAATCTTTCGTCCAGTCAATATTATCGGTAAACAGTGCGTGTCCGACTTCGTGACCCACCAGAAGGTCATAGACAGTCGCAGATGCTTTATCCCAAGTGGGAAGAGTCAGCACACGACGGTCTACGTCAAACATTGCAGTCGGAACTTTTTTGTGTTCAATAATTAGATTCTCAGTTGCCAGACATTTGGCAAGAGAACCTTTAACTTCTAGGTTGACGGACATCTGGTGTGCTTTTGAACTCCATTCATCATAGCAGAAAAAAGGGGGGACACCACTCCCCCCTTGACACTGCGTAAACCGTCCACCACCATAGACGGGTCTTGTTTTCTCAAAGTTACAAAGAAACCTCAAGACTTATACAGCATAACACTGAATCTTGAGGTTGTCAACTATTGACTTACTAGTGGATTTTTGATTAAAATCACTCTGTTGCGTTTGAAGATGAATCTTTATCTAGTTCATAAAGAGCTTCTAATGCTCCTTGAATTTTTAAATATTGCTCTTTCTTTGAATTAAAATCTTGTTCTAGTTGAATAAGTTCATTTCTAAGTTCTTCTGCTTTTGCAAGAAGAGTCTCATTCATTGTTTTCGCATCCATGAGTTTATTAATTTAAAATAACTACAAAAATATTTATCAGGTTTTCATAATGAAGCAAAGAGCATAATATGGTGGTCTATTTTCATGAGATCCACCACTTCCAGCACTAGTTATTGAATGTGTATGTCCACCAACACCATTAATAGACACACTATGAGAGTGTCCACCACCACTAACACTGAATGAATGGGAGTGGTCATTACTTACACCATAAGTATTGAACGTATGTTGATGATTTCCGTTTCCATCTGTTGCTCCACCTTGTGGGTTTGCTCCATCTCTAGCACCACCTCCACTAGTTCCTCTTTGTGGTAAAGTTAATACATAACCATGTTGGTGAAATCCATTAACATCTGTTACTCCACCATGGGTGTGATTTGCACTTTGTCCACCAGTACTTCCACTATGTGAGTGTGAACCATCACCACTTGTTGAACCAGAGTGTCCATGATCCCCAGCACTACTCATTGAGTGACTGTGAGTTGGCATTTGGGATTCTGTCAATGATACAGAGTCTGCTCCACCAATAGCATTTACACTATAATTTCTTCCAGCACCTACAATAAATCTATCTCTTAAATCTGGAGTTCCATTTGTTCCATCACATAATGCCCATCCAGAAGGGATATTTAATGTTGTTCCATTCCACATCACAATTCCCCCACTGGGGAAAAAATTGATTGAAGCATCTAATTTTTGTGCTGTTACAGAACGGTCAGCAAGTTTAGCAGTAGTTACCTGAAGATTTCCAATCGCATCTGTCAATATACAACCAGAAGAAAAATCTTGAGAAACGATTTTTCCATCTCTAATAATTTCGACTTCTGTTCTTGCCATTTTATAATCCTTTTTAAATATTTATTTTGAATTTAGTATTTAATAACAGGTAGCAGAGCAACATATGGAGGTCTGTTTTCATGAGCACCATCAGCACCAGTAGAACTTGTAGTAAAACTGTGTGTGTGACTTGGAGCACTATCAATATTCATTGAGTGGGAGTGAGTTCCACCAGGATTTAAAGACATATTGTGAGAGTGACTTCCTCCTGGATTTAAAGACATACTATGGGAATGATTACCTGCTGGATTCAATGACATTCCATGAGAGTGTTCACCTGCATTACCAGTACTATCACCATTAGCACCTGAGTTTGCTTGCGGACCTCCACCTGGTTGTTTAGGTGTATTATTTGTCTCTGTTCTTCGATAGTTGTGGCTGTGAGATCCTGCAGAACTAGTAGAACCACTGTGAGAGTGGTCACCTGCTGCACTACTTGAACCACTATGGGAGTGATCTCCTGCACTGCTACTTGAACCACTATGGGAGTGATCTCCTGCACTGCTACTTGAACCACTATGGGAGTGAGCACCATCAGCAGCAGTCGTTCCACTGTGAGTGTGACCAGGTAGTTGTGCAGTTGTTAATGTGACAGTATTTGAACCACCAGTGGAACCAATTGGATAAGAACTACCAGATCCAGCAGCAAAATAATTTCTTAAATCTGGAATTTTTCCTGCTCCACCGTATGTTGTTCCCAGCATTGCATACAGTGGAGCAAAGTTTGCAGTTATACCTTGTACTGTACCATTTCCATTAGGAACAATTGAACCATCGCAAACAAGATATCCAGATGGAGCAGATGCAGTTGCAAAATAGAACACCGAACCAGTAGGAACACCTGGAGGAATTGACTTCCATGCCACTCCTGTCTGCGATGAAGAATCAGCAGTAAATACTGTTCCATCTGCACCAACTTCCTGCATAACAGCAGCATTATCACGAACACCAACAGGAATTTGTCCTTTTCTATCCCATGCTGGGTCAGAAAGTAATGCTCCTTGTCCACCCAAAGCAATAATGAAGCAACTTAGTCCTGCAGTTGGTGCAGTAGTAAATCTAATTTGTGGTAAGAATGCACCAGATCCATCTGTTGGAACTAAGTAATCAGTATTTCCTTTTTGAATTACACCACCAACAGAAACAATCAAGTTAATTGGTCCAACTGGAGTAAATGGTGTACCACCATCCCTAGTCAAATTAAATACAAGAGTTGTTCCATCAAAAGCACCAGAAATATCATCAAGTAAGATTGAATTTCCTACTGGATATGTTGATACTGTAATTGGAGCACCAGGGATAAATCCAAGAGAGTCAATAAAATCTTGACCAGTTAAAATACTATCAGTTCCATTTGCTCTTAGGAAATTGGTTGGTCTTCCTGGATTTTTCTTAATAAATGAACGTGCAAAGATGTCACCATCCAAATCAGCATTACCAGTTAAATCAAAGTCCCCACCAACTAATAAGTTCTGAGTGATTGTTGCAATTCCTGCTACTCTTAAGTTTCCACCAAAAGTTGCATGACTTGCTAATGATAATTTACCACCAAGAGTTGTGTCACCAGTAGCACTTAATGTTCCTTGGATAGTAGTGTTTCCGTGGTAACCACCAACATAAAGATTTCCTGCAATACCAACACCACCACCAACAACAAGAGCACCAGTTCCTGTGCTATTAGATTGAGTTGTTCCTCTTACAGTTACAGTAGCATTTGAAGCATTGCTTCCCATACTTAATGTTGTTGCTGCTTGGAACGCATTTACAATTACTGCATTATTATTCAACAAACTAAAGGTTTGACTTAATGTTGAAAGTGAATTGCCTCCAAGTGTTAATGTTCCTGCAATGATGGCATCACCATTTCCAGAAATCTTTAATTTGGTTTCTGATGGATTATCAAAACTCTCTGAACCATATGCAAGAGTTGCTTCAGGATTTGCAAGTTTCCAAGAATAATTATCACTTACATCAATACCAGCATACCAACGACGGTTTGCATTATTGTTTGTAATATCCCAAGATAAAGCAACATCCCCAGTACCATCTTGAGTCAACTTAAGATGATTTCCTTTTAGTTCAGTTCCAGAATTATTTTGGAAAATTGTTACTGTTCCAGAGGTGCCAACAAGAACTCTTTCTGTATTTCCTGTTAAAATAGAAACTTCACTACCACTATCTAATGCATTAATTGATAGTTTAGATACACCTCTATGAATGATTTCAGAACTTTGATCTGCATTTTTTCTAGCAATTAAACCACCATTTGCATACAGTCTATCATCACCATGTAGTGAAATAGAAGTAACACCATCCGTATTTCCAATACCAATATCAAATGTTCTTGAATTATTCAGTCTTGATGTTATAGTACCACCAATTGATACTTCACTTCCAGTATTTAATTCAATAGATGTGCCATTAACAACTAAATTATCGATAATTTTAGTTGTACCAGAATCACTATCAATTGTTAAATCACCAATAACAGTATCAATGGTATTATCATCACGAACACCAATACGAATATTTCCAAACTTTGCACCAACACCAAAAATATTAGAATTAAAATCTACTCTTCCAGCAAATGTGGATATTCCAGTAACTTCTAAGTCATTTAGAAGTGAAATTCCTGCTAAGTGGACTTGTGTATATGAGGAGGTTAGTCCAGTAATTGGATCTAATCCCAATCCAGTGAATATTGCTGTTCTTTGAATAGTTGCATTCTGGAATGTCACATTACCCAAACTTTGTGGTTGGGTAAAAACAACTTGACCATCAACTATTAGATTTTGTACTTTTGATTCACCACGAACTTCAAAATCAAATGAACTATTCCCTACTGTATTGACATGTAATCTATCAGTTCTGATATCTAGAGTATCTGGTTGTCTACTAATTAAACCAAAAGGTCTCCATTCATTATTGACTCTTACATGACCAATATAACTAGAAGGATTAGAAAGAAGTGAAATATCACCAGAACGTGGTGCGGATATCGTTAATGATGTTGGAGTTGAGATTCCAACTGTAATCAACTTAGATTGTGCTGCTGTTCCTTTGAGTAATAAATTCTTTGTCTCAATACCAAAATCAGATAAGTTAGTTACCTTCTGAGTGAAGTTTACTGGACCGTAGAATTGTGACGCTTGGTTATTATTTTCACCACCCTCAACAGTAAGTCTTTGTCGAACAAGAAGTTCATCGAAAATTCCACTTGATACTGTTGCAGACTCACCTTGAGAGTCGTCACCAGTATAAGTTAAGATTGGTGCTTCAATTACACTTTCCTCTCCAGTTGCAGAACTTAATTTCTTACTTCCAGAGAAAAATTCACCAAGGTCGTTCATTCCAGTATAAACTACTGAACCACCTCTTTGTTCTTTTGCTTGAGATGTTAGTACTTCATCCTCAGACAGAATTCTGTTCTGTCTTTGTGGCATACCAGTTGAATAGTTACCAGGACCGAAACCTAGGTATTCAAATGTATGACCAGAAGCTCTCATGAATGACGGTCTTCTAACCTCTGCTGGGATTAGTTTTATTTTTCTTGCAGCAGATCCAACTGGGGAAGTATTCTTAAACGTACCAAATTGTCCTCTAAGAACAGTAAATGGATTTGAGGCACTTGCAATTCTGATTATTTCAGAATTAATTGTGTAGTAATCTCCTCTCTTTACTGGTGTTGGGTCAGCAAAACTAATTGTATTGCTGCTTCCATCAAAAATTTGGTCAGTGTATACTGTAATTTTATCGTATATTGTAGAAGCACGAGAACCGAGATTTTCTTCACCTCTTCCAATATTTCTAGCATTTGGTGATAATGTTCTCTTTAATGCACTACCAGTTGATGAATATGCCGTTTGTGTTAAACCATAAGCAACTATAGTAAATGTATTAATTCCTACAGATTCACGAACAACAAATTCACCATTCAGTATAGAAGAACCTGTTTGTACAATTCTAACCTTATTTCCAGGTAGTAATCCGTGAGCAGAAGAAGTTGTATAGGTTACAATTCCTGTTCTTATGTCACTTACAACTGATGATGTGATTCCATATGCTTCACCAGAGACAAGTGCATAAGGCAATTCTCCATTTGTGTTTGGTTCATATGTACTGATACCAGTTGGGGCAGCAAGTACAAAAGATTTTGCATCTGAAATTGTTTGTATCTTAAATACATTATTGAGGTCTTCGGATGAGAATCCATTCAATTCAATAACAGTATTATTATTGTTGTTGATTCCAGTAACCGTTACTACGCTTGCTGTTCCTCCTCCTGGGATACTTAGAGTATCATTTACACTGTAAGCAGATCCAGCATCTAATAGTTCAACATTGGAAATGTTTCCAGATGGATCAGTGGTTACCTTGACTGTAGCACCTTCTCCACTTGAAATAATTGGGAAAAGTTGCTTAGAATATAATGTCTGAGATGCTGGATAACCAGATCCAGGAGTAAAAGTAAAACTCTTAATTGAATTTAAGTTATGCTGAACATCAGTATTAACTGTTATGGTAGTATTTCCAACTCCACTTAAAGTAACTGCTGTCAACCCATAACCAATTTTAGCATTTTTAGCAAAGAAATTTACTGCTTCTCGTGTAATTGAGTTTCTCTTATCACTAGTAATAATTTTTCCTAATACTTCTAGGTCGGCATAACTTACTGTTGCTTTTGGGTTTGTGTCAAAATTATCCCTATCTAATTGTGGATAAAGATTTTTTACATCTTGATTAAATTGTTTTTTGTCAAGATTGAAACCTACATTACTTGATGGTGCAACATTTGAACTTAGGCAAATTAAATGATAAATTCCATCCTGACCATCTGCACCAGGAATGTGTCTCTTTACTTGAGATACACGATAGATGAAGAAGGTATTTTTGTAAGAATCTCTTGAGAATACTGGGAGTGCTTCTCTTTGTTGTCTAGTGTTTCTTGAATTAATATCGTTGCTGAATGTTCCAGGATTAGTGGAAACACCACTGATTGTGTATTGGAATTGCTTAGAATTTAATACAGAATCAACCGTGTAAACACCATTGTATGTTGAAACAATTCCAGCTGCATCCGAATTATTAATACTACGTACTTTCTGAATTTTTACTGAATCTCCAGCAGATAGACCATGTGGAAGTTCAGAGGTTATTGTGATTATTTGATTATTATTAATAATTGAACCAGCAGAAGCATTTGAGATGACCTTTTCGTTTCTTAAATCTTTTGCACTCAATAGAGTATCATTAGTGTATGAAAGACTACTTACACCAACAGTTTTTGACTCTTGAATTACATAACCTGCTTCTGGTTGCTTTGCATTTTCGTATTCTTTTGGAATTACATAACGAAGCTTATAGATTTTGTCGTCAATGGAACGATTATCTAGTCTTCTCTTAATGAAAGTAGATGATGTCTCAGTTCCAATAACAGAAGTTCCAATTCCAACGATTGCATTATAAATTTGATTTTGATCTACTAATGTTGAACCAGTAACATACCAGTTAGTTTCGGTAGAATCAAACTGAATTGGGTGAGCAATTTCTCCTGGAAGTTTATCTGAAACTCTACTGACTACTTTTAGGACACCACCAGTATTTGATAGTCCAAGAATTGGGACATTTGCAATGGCATCATTGAGTGATTGTGCCAGTTTTATCTGGTTTGCACCAACACCCGTTGTAATTGCATAGTAAATTCCCTCATTTTCAATTCCATCTGGTGTTTGTCCAGTGTCACTAAAGATTCTAATTTTTTCACCATTAATTAACTGGTGATTAGTGGTAAATGACAATATATTATTGACAATATTGTTCTGCCCATTAACTCTAGTTACTTTATATTCTTTTTTGGAAGTTAATCCAGTTCCACCAGAAACTGGCATTAATATTGGACTACTATAAGTAGTCTGTGCAGTTCCTATTGTAATAGTTAAATATAATTTATCATCATCTCTTGCTCCAATTCTATAACCATCTACTTGGAATGCTGGAACTATTTCAGAGTTATTTGCACCATAGATGTATAGTCTATCAGAACTTACAGAATTGATTATCTTTACTGCATCTAAAGATAACCAGGTAACTTCATTTTCTTCTACTACTACTTCTCTTGGTGGTATAACGTGAGTAATATAACCAGTATCATCTCTATCAAAAGATTCTGGTTTAAATCCAATAGATTCTAATGAAGTATTACCAAAGTTTGAGTTGGAGTTGGTGATTGACATGTCAGCACCAGACTCTGTTAAGAAATGCCTTGAGAAACCAATAGCAAATACAGAAACTGCTTGAATGAATGCGTTATTTGATGCTCTTATGTGATAATTCTCATAAGATGGTTTGAAGATTGCTCTGGAATTTGTATGTAATGGTTTTTCTAGACTATTTGCTGGAAGAGTATTTTCATCATAGAAAATACCATTATCATAAAGGATGAATGCATTATTATCCTTTTGTAGAGCTACACCAGTATATTGTGCAACAACAATTGATTTAAATCCTGTTGCTCTGTTTCCATCTGCATGAAGTCCACACATTCCATAAACAGAACGCAATGAACAGTTAAAGATATATGGTGATGCAGAACTTACCGTATCTGATCCAATAGTAAGTGATGCAGTATCAATATCATTTAAATTAGGTAAATATTCTGTTGGGGCAGAATTGGTTGTAAATGTGAAGGTATTGATTCCAACAACTTCTTTTACAGTAAATGACCCATTATAAGATTCTGAGTCAATTGTAACACCATTAATCAAGAATGGACTGTCAACAAATAAGTTGTGTGGTGTTGTTTCTCCCGATTGCTTATTCGAAGTAGTTACTGTGATTACGTTTAGATTTCCAGTTCCATCACCATTTCCAGCACGAATACTAGAAATACCAAGTGGATTTGGATCTAAAGAACCAACGATTCTAAATTCATCAACAGAAGGTTCAAAATCTTTTCCTACTGGGAAATCTACTAAACCTCTTCCTGTTATATCCCCATATGCCTTTGCGACCTTGTAATAATACATATCAAGGTCGGTGATATAAGTCTGGTAATTTCCTAGTTTTACCTTATTAACACCATCAGCATAAGCAAATGATACTAATTTGTGGTGAGAAAAATTAGGAACTACTTTTGCTTGACTATAATCTAAGAATACTGTTTTTGTTGGATCAGCATCAAAAATACTGAATGCAGTAAAGTAGCAAGTACCAGTAACATTGAAAATACTTGTATTATCTACATTATCATCCTTTGGATTTGGAACGAACAAAGGACGAATTTTTGTTTTTCTTAGGTCTAATCCAATAATGGAAGTACCACGAGGGAGAATTACACCACCAAGTACTGAGTTATACTTATAAAGGTCATTACCTGGATCCAAAATATCATAATTTGTTGTTAGACCAAATTGGTCTAACGTGGTTTCTTCCCAAGTAGATGGACCAGTTCTCTTCTTGTAAACGGCATTTCCATTGATTTCTTCAATTGAATATCCAGGTCTATTATCAATATAGTGGGTTCCTGGATAAACAAGAATTGTTGTTCTATCAATTCTATCGTTATTTTTTCCTTGTTGATATGAAAATCTTGCTGCTTCTATTAATGCCCTTTGAATAGTCTTGAATGGTCTTGACAAGGAGTTACCTTGATTCTCAAAACTATCAGTAGCATCAAAATCAGATGGATTTACATAAAGGATATTACCTTCAGCATTCTTGAGAAAATTCTCTAACCTTGAAAGAGGCATTTTATAACTACAGTAACTTAATCTTAAGTTATTTAGCTATCAAAAATGCACTATGATTATCAATCACAAGGTAATTCCTCTGGATTTTCTAAATCCAATTCAAACATGAGAGGATGACATTCTTCCATAATTAGATAGTTTGACCACATATACAAATCTTCTGAAGTATAATCAAGATTTCCTTCTGCTTCTACTTGAATATACGGATCTTCTTGCATTAATGTTGGAATGTCATCAAACGTAAATGGGATTCCATTTATAAAATACATATCAACTATTATACCATCATGGTAGCAATAGTTTGACGAGATTTTGTATTTCATTATACATCCCACTACAATGTATTTATTTAAAAATTGCTGTAGGTTGGTGGGTGATACTTTATGTATTCAAAGAACGTCAGTTTCATTTCTTTTTTAGTCATTCCACAATGCTTAGCAGCAGCAGGTAAAGTCATTGTGCAATTGAATAATCCCTCGTTTGCTTCTTTAACGTTTTCGGGAGTTGTTTTCACAATAATATCTTTTAATTGGTGATAATCAATTTTCATTATCATAAACGAGTTCTCCTCTTAGTTCAGCAAGTTTTGCTTCAGCAAGACACTGAACGCAAGTCCAATAAGTTTCCCCACTAATTGGAAAATTTTCATCGGCAAAATGCTCTGCCATGTCTTCTTGCATTCCCCTGAGGTCATCCAAAACATCTCTAGAGATAATCATTAAATTTAGTGTCTTATTCCATATACATTATAGCACTAAAACACTGGTTTGTCAAATGGTCATGGACAGTTCATCAATTGGCAAAGTATGTAATGGTTTCTGCAGTGAAATCAACAATTACCCTTGAGTGTCTTTGTCCATCCGTATCAACGTTTGATGATTGAAACTCAATAGTTCTTCTGATTGATTTAGATGAAGGGAAAGTATTTGTAGCAGTTGGATTACTGAAAGTGTGTGTTGTGTTATTCAATACCATTGCTCCTCCCTGGTATGCATCCATGCTAACAATAACTTCATTTCCAATAATAGCGTTCCAGAAACATCTCAAATCTAAAGTAAAAGAAGTTGCTGTGGGAAATGCTTGTAAAAACTTTGCTTTATCGATATAGATTGCTTCTACACCAACCCCTGTATTATCACCTCCCCAGTATGCAAAGGTAATTCCATTTTTACTTATTACATTATCTCTACCCCATCCAAGAACTGCAGATGTTCCAGATGGGTCTAAGAGTGATGCTCTAATATCTAAGTCAGCACCAGTCGTGACCAAGTAGTTAAAAACGAAAAAATTACCATATTTAACTCCTGGGTCACGAAATTCACCAGAACGAAATGCTTTTGCAACACCAAATGAATTAGGCATAATTTATAAAAAATATTAACTAAAGTTGAGTGCAGAAGAACCATAGACACGAATGGTTCCAGTAGAGTCAGTTGCAATAGTGAAACTTAGGATATCTTCATTGTTAGTTGGTAGTGGTGCAATACCACCACCCCATCTAACCCCACCTGAAATGTTTGTTCCATTTACTATACATGTTTCACCATAACCCAAAAGTGAGTTTGAATCAATAATTAAAGTAACTGTTGTTGCTTTTGCTGCTTCTGTATTAACACCAGTAAATGCCCAAGTGGAAACTGCTTCTGTTAAAATGCCAACAACAACTGTTCCTGCACTTGCATCAATGGTCATCACACCATTTGTTGAAGGGATGTTGGTATTGAATGTATTGGTAATTTTTTCAGTTATAGATCCCTCAAAATGGGCTACACCATTAATTCTTCCTTCACCGACAATTTCAAGAGTAGAACGTGGTTCTGTTGTACCCAATCCAACTCTTCTGGTAGTCTCCGAAACAGAAACAATTGTTCCTGCACTTCCAACATGAATATTTGAAGCAGTTATAACACCAACTTTTAGATAACCATCATTAATAAAAGTAATTCCATCTAATAATGTATTTCCTTTTACAGTAAATTTATGATTTAATGCACTAGTTCCAACACCTACATTTCCACTGAGTCTCCAAATATTGCTATTTGATTCATTAATTGCCCATCTTGATGCAACATATAATTCACCATTTTGATATAAAGTTCCTGTAAAATTTACATCTCCTAAAACGTCAACATTAAATGCTGGAGATGTACTTCCAATTCCCAATCTATTTGTAGATGGATTATAGACCAATCCATTAGTATCTACATTCAAATAACCAACTTCGGAACTTGATTCTGAAAAAGTTAAAAAGTGAGTAGAATTTGTATTATTGTTTGTTAAGTAGATAGATTGTGCAGCACCGACAGTAACTGCATCTGGTGCTCCCCATACTGGAGGATTTGGACCTTGTGAAATTAAAACTTGTCCAGTAATTCCTCTCCCATTACTTACATAAACTAAATCACTAACTCTAAAATCACCTTGAACATGAAGTCTATGTCCTGGAGTTGTGCCTAATCCGACTCCATTTGCTACAGAATCTACTATTAAAGTGTTAGTGTCTACAGTTAAACTTCCACCAATAGAAACATTTGAAGTTGTTGTTACTGTATTTGTATAAACACTTCCAGTGGAAGTCAATCCAGATACAGTAGCATTTGTTGCAAAGAAATTTGCTATTGTGCCAGCAGTAGAAACATTAGCATACTTTGCTTTTAAATCATTTGTTGTAGTTATTCCAGTAATAGCTGCATCTGCACCTTTTATGGAAGTAATTTGCGAGTTAGTAGCATTTATTGTGCCTACTGTTGCAATTCCAATTGTCGCAATTCCAGAAATATTTGCATTTGTTGCAGACAAGGAACTTGTTGTTGTGACACCACTAACATTAATCCCTGTTGCCTGGATATATCCAAATGTTGATATTCCACTTACAGAAAGACTAGCTAAACTCGATCCTCCACCAATTTGAAGTCCACCATTTGCAACTACCAAACCATTAAACGTCGATACCCCAGTAACAGTTAAATCGGTAAATGCATTTGGTGCATTTGCAATTGCTGCCTCAATAGTTGCAGTTGTAGTTGCGTCAAGAGAAGCAATATTTCTTAGTTGTCTGGAGGAACTAACTACTTCGGTGCTTCCAATCGATATTGTATTAAAAGATGCTGTACTATTAATTAAGAGTGTATTTGAAGTTACTGAGTTTGAGAATAGAGTTGTTAAGGTTGAGATTCCAGTACCTCTAATTGCACCTTGTCCAATATCTAATGCAACACCAGGAAGAGTTGAACCAATTCCAACTCTATTTGTTGAATAATCAAATACAAAGTTAGAAGATCCTGCTAATTGATCATCTGCTCCATGGTATTGAATATTTCTTAAAGTGCCTGCTGCGGGAGAGGTAATTCTTACTGTTGCAACTCCAGTTTGCTCTGATGGATCACCACTAACAAAATCAACAGAAACTCCTGGACCAATAAAATTCAGAGTTGTAAAACTACTTGCTGCACCAACTAAAACGTTCTCATCTCTAATTGTAAATGCACCAGGAATAACACCAAGACCAAGACCAGACAATGCAGATGGGGGAACCCAATATCTATCAGATTTGTCCGTCTGTGCAAAAGATGCAAGTATATAAGCACCACCATTTGGATATGGTTTTGCACCAATTGACGATGGACCAACTAAAGGATTACCTAAATCTGGTTCTGCTTGATCTAATGACAAATAATCGTATCTTGTTGTAGATACACCAGTACCAAACTTTTTCTTTACTCTATTACTTAAATACTCAGCCATTTTTATTATTGGTTAAATGTTTCAAGGATACTGGAAAGGAATTTCAAATTTGTTCCAGAACTTCCACTTATAGAAAGAGTATCACCAGTTTCTATAACTAATTTTCCAGACAAGAGGTTTGCAGTATCATTTGCTGGAATAGGATAATCTTTTAGTAATTCAGTTGTTACTGTACCGAAACCGATAGTTGTTCTATTGTGATATAAACTTAAAGTCTGTTCAGAACCACTGATATTCGCACATTGTGCCAAAAGAATAACACCAACAAATCCAACTGGTGCTTCATAAATTACTTCTGTAGAAACTCCTACTACCTTTGTTACAGTTCTAAAATTATTAACTGCTGCGGCTGCTACTGCCATTTTTTAGTTTCCTCCTAATTATGAGAGTGCAAGAATGAATGGGGTCATTGTTGTGAATAATGCTTTTGTGAAATCTCTACCAGAAACAGCACCAGTTGCCTGATTGATTGTTACTCCATCACCAATTCTAAAGTTTCCTGCTTGGTCGGTGCTTGTATAAACAACATCACCACCATTCAGTTTAACAACCTCATTTTCTTGAATTGTTACTCCACCAAGTGCTGGTTTTGCTTTTAATATCTCTGTACCTGAACCAATAAATTCAAATGCATGAGAAGAAGCAAGTTGTAAACTTATTCTAGAGAAATATGCAGTTGTTCCAAAACTTACTGTATTATTTAGATTCTGTGCAAGAGTTACTGTTGAAACTCCTGCAGATGGAAGAGTCGATTCCAAAATTCTATAGTAAATTGGGTCAATTCTTGAAGCCTGTGCAGTCGCAGTAGTTCCAGAATCTGGGGATTGAATTGTCACATTTGGCAGGGAATCATATTGACTTCCTGCAGTAACAACAGTAATTGTAGTAACTCTACCATTTTCTACAGTTGCTGATGCTTGTGCCGTAATTCCATTTGGACCAGTTGGTGCATCAATTGTGACTCTAGGAACAGCAGTGTATCCAGAACCACCATCAGTAACTTGAATCTCTTGAACCGAATAATAAAGTTTATCAAAATAAACAACTTGTCCGTCATATGGTCTATAACTTCCAATACCAGATATTGTAACTTCATTTTGACCAGTTGTGGTTGTTGTTGAAGCAGTTCCAGTTAAAGTATAGATTGATTTAGTGTTATTATTGCCAACTCCAATTGAAACTAAACCATAATTACCAAATGATGAGTTTGAGTTTGTAATATCACATTGACCACCAGATTCTGTATAGATTGCAGTATCACAACAAATAGTAAAGATTGAAACTAACTGAGCATAAGCACCATTTGTGATTGATACTCCAATACCACCTTGATTGTATTGTGTATATGAGTCAACAGACATTGAACCTGTTACACCTACATCATCTTTATCACCTGGCTCTGCTGCAAATCCATCGACCTTCATACCAATGCTCTTAGGTATGAAATTAGTACAGTTTCTAATATAAGGACCCTGAAGAATTGGTCCAACACCAGGAGAGAATGAAGGATGATTTGGAATAGTTGTTCCAGCACCTGCGTTTCCAGGATAAGTGGTATTGATTCCCACACCAAGAATTGATGAACCTGCTCCAATGATAGTCGTTACAATACCTGCACAAGTATTAACTGCAGAAAGAACATTGGAGCAAGAAGCAATACTCTTATTTGAACCTGTTACTGGATCTGGCAGAATGCCTTCATCTTTTACTTGAGTAAATGTATTTTGATAGTTTCCATTCCAAGAAACATTATTAATACAAGAAAATGCAATTCCCACTGCGTACTTAATTGCATCAATAGTTGCTTCTTTTACACTATAACCATTTGTATCTGTTCCAGTAATGTGCTGTAACGTGTTTTCACTATAATATGACTTTCCTGCACCTACACATTTAGAGTTTCCACCTCTAGTTATATCATGGCAAATTGCTTTAAAAATATCCTTGATGTCATCACTGCAATCTTTTGAATTTCCAGTTGGAACAACGAATGCTGGAGATTTGTAACTGGTACTTGTTAAATAACCAACTGCTTCATTTGCAATAAAATCAAGATTCATTCGAATCATTCTTGCAGCATCAAAGAATCTATTACTTGATACTCCGACTAGTGGTTGGAATGCAACAACAGCAGCACCATTTGTTGAATCAGCACCAACAAAACTCAAGTCGGTAATATGAACTGCATTATTAACATGGAATAAGTCTTTATCTGAATTTAGTGGACTTACTAAACAGTTTCTTAATTCTGTTCCTTCTACCGCAACATTTCTGGAAAGAACTATTGGGTTGTTCTCTACATAATAACCAGGGAAAACTTTAATGGTATCTCCAGGCATTGCAATTGCTGCTGCTGCCTTTATGGTTGCCTTAGAATCATTTTCTGTTAATCCACTATTTCCATCATTGCCACTTTGAGTAACAAAGATTGTTTTTCCAATTGGTTTATAAGCATCAATTCTAACACTGCCTTTTCCATTTACTGGATTGATGGTAACCCCAATTCCAGGAATGATTGCTGTCACAATACCAGAAAGTGCAGCACCAGATCCAAGGAAAGTGGTGGCATTTATTGTCTGGAATGTTGCTGCACCAGATACATTGACATTATTCAATGTAGTTATTCCAGCAACATTAACATCCTGGAAAGTACTCAATCCAGTTACATTAATGCTAGTCAGTGCGTTTAGTCCAAGGTCTGCTCTAAAGGAAGCAGCAGTAGTTGAGTCTATTCCAGATAAATTCTGAAGTTGTCTGGAACTGCTAATAATTTGAGTTGACCCAACACTAACCGAAAATACTGTAGTTACACCAGATATATTTGCTCTTGTGGCATTTAAATTAGTTATATTAGCAGTAACTTGAGTTGCTACACCAGTAACTGACACATTGTTGAGAGTGGTTATTCCAACTACTCTTAATGCATCAAATGTACTTAATCCAACAACTGTTAAATCATTTAATACATCAAGACCGAGGGATACTTCTATTGTATTTTTTGTCGTTTCATCAATAGAAGTAACTCCCTGTAATGTAGGGATTCTTGCAACTAATGCGAATAAATTATTAGATGTTGTTAATCCTACAGTACGCAATGTACCAAGAACATCTAAATTTGCTGTAGGTACAGAAGTGCCAATACCAACAAAATTTAAACCAGGATTATAGACTAAACCGAGAGGATTTACGAAAGCACTTGTATCTTTATTGAAGTCTTTCGTATATGTTAAAAATTGTACTTGGTTATCAGTTTGCTCAAAAATAGTAAGTGATGCAGCAGCACCAACTGCCTGATATGCCGTTCCTGTAATATCAATGTTATATACACCACTCAATCTTGCTGCAGGAACAATGCCTCCAGTTATATTTGAAGCATTTGTTAGAGAAGTTGAGGTAGAAGCAGTACCAGTGATATTAATGTCATAATCACCACCCAACCTTGCCCTTGGAACTGTTCCACTGAGTATATTAGTTGCATTATTTAATACATTAGCAGTGGAAACACCGATTGGGTAAAATCCATTCAATCTATCGGGACTAATTATTCCAGATAAAATATTTGCACCACTAAAAAGGAATGTAGAAGTAGTGGCAGAACCAGCCAAATTTCCAATAAATTGATTGGCAGTGATTGTGGAAGCACCTACAATACTATTTCCCAACAAACTTAAATTGTCATTAGCTGCCAATTCCTCTATTTGTTTAGATGTTGGATTGGCAATTAAAGGATATCTGTCTGCCATTAGTTATTTGTATACTTTTTGTTCTTATAATATATAGTTGCCCTTTTTATTTTTTCTTTTCGTACTTAGAAAAGTCAAAATTTTCCATTTCAGAAATTTGAGATTTTAATTTTTCAATTTCTTCTCTTGTTCTTGATGCTGCTTGAAGAAGAGACCAAGCATATGATTCTTTTTCTGAACGTCTTTCTCTCAATCGTTTTGTCATAGAAACCAATTTCTCTGCAGTCGGTCTATTTGCTGAAATTACAGTGTTCATATTATTTGTTGCATTTGTGATTGCCGTATCATATGCTGCACAGGCACCGCCATTTGGATCTGGTCCTCCATTTGCCATTCCCGTATACCCAATTGATACTAAATTAGAAGTTCCTCCAATAGTAACTTTTGTTCCCAATTGTGCATATGCAGATGTGCAAGTTATAATTGGGGTTTCTCCCCCACTACTAGTGCAAGTTGTTATTATTGGCCATTGTTTTGTTCCAATATAATAATCTGCTCTTCCTGCTCCAACTTTTGGTTCTTTAACTGCTGGAATGTCAGGAGCACCTTCAATTTTTATTCTTTCCATTGCAGTTTCTGGTTTCCATGATTTTGTCTCCGCAGGATTCCCTGAGGCATTATAAAAAACACTATGTCCAAATCCAACAGTTGATGCATCTATAATTCCGATTTTTTCTGGACTATTTGGATTTGATTTATAGTCAAAATCGGCATCAATATCTGGAGTGTTCCTAATTGCATATACTGTTGTACTTGCAAATGATGCTAATGCACTAGTGGATATAAAAAATGCTGGGAGGGAAGTTAGTATACCAACTCTAAATGTTCCCTCTTCTAAGTAATTAGTTGCAGGCTTATCTAAAATTAAAGAAGGAACTAAAAGAGTAGACGTACTCAATATTCCGACTTCATTATAATATTCAATAGTTTGAGTTGTACTACCAAAACCAACGATTGAAGTATAACCATTTGTAGTTAAAACACCAACATAACTTGTTGTCATTCCTGTAACTTCTGGTGCTAATAAAATCATCCCTGTTGTTAGTCCACTCAGACTACCAGCACCAAAATTAGAGAAAATGTAAGAACCAGTAGATATTCCCCCAACTAAAGTTGTTACTATTCCAACAACAGTGGTTGTTCCAAACCCAACAACCTCTGGAAGGTCCCCAGTAGTGAATGCTTGTGGATTGTCTAAATTGTCACTTAAGGTATCTCCAATTTTAATTACAGATGGAAGAATAGTTGCATTATTGACACCAATAACACTTGACCCCATGGCAATATAACCATCAAATTCGGTAATTAAATTAGAACCATAATCTTTATTTGATGGTTTTTGGTAATATTTTAAACCATGATATGATTTAAAATCATATACATCACTATTTTTTTGTACTTGATATTCGGTAAATGTTACTCTAGTAATTCCTGCTCCATCTCCTGCACCACTCGTAACCCAAGATTCATAGGATCTAAGTTCCTCCCATATTAAATCAGTTCTGCATCCAGAAGTAATTCTGGCATCATACGCAGTCTTAACTGGAGTTACTGATTGATTTATAGTATTGGTTACTCCGATTGCATCTCTATCAATTCCAATGATTAAATCATCCATTTTGTCGATTTCAATATCGACCAATGATAATCTGTCAAGAATTCCTTCTCTTTGTTTTATTTTGAGTTGCAATTCTTCTTTTAATTCTGCAATTATTTCTCTTGATTCAGACATTGTAAAGATACTTTTACACCATTTTTAGTATTTATTTTACTAGAAAGATCTCCACAAAGAAGGATTAAGTCTACTGTACTCGCATTTTACATAATTTTCTTTTACAGTTAACGTAACATCACCACAGATTGAAATTCTTTGACCTTCTCTCTCCAAAAGTTGAATAGTAGAATGCATTAGAGAACTTGGGAAAAGAACTACAGTTCCTTCTATTGGAGTCACATTAAAACTATTACAATTATATTTGTTAAATTTTTCTATTAAATTATATTTTCCGCTTCTTGTTGTTTGAAACATAAACTCAGATACTTCATTGTTATTTTTAGTTTGATGAAAACATAGTTTATCTGAGGTTTCGTTGCAATTTAAATAATAGCAAAATGATATATCACTACAATTATGAGTATGTACCTTTATATTTGGGAGATCCTCTTTGTGAATATTCACCCAAGACTTTGTTACATGAATATCAATTAGTGAATCATCAACATCTAGAACATTTAGATATTCTCTAACATTATTGGATAGGCACTTAAAAAAATCTTTGTACTTTTCATTATGGTGAAGAAAATATCTTCCAGAATTTTCTGGTGATTCTAATTCTTCTCGTGGAAGTTCTTCAGAATAGTGCCAGTAATCACATAGTTCTGTAATATATTGCTTCTTAAATTCTTCATGACATGTTATTTCACCACGATAAATTACCGTTGGAAATATTTCATAAACCTGGTGTTTTATTTTCTCCCTTGTGGACTGCATAATCCCAACCTGCTAAAGCATATTCACTATTATCTCCTGGATAGTCTGCTGGTGTCAATCCCTTGTATTCTGGTTGTAATTTATCATTCGTAACTCTTTCTGCAAATACAGTATAATAACATTTAATTGATGCCCCAGAATTATTTTTAATTTTAATTCTTGTTCCCCATTCAATTGATTCTACAAATAGTTCTTGATATTGTCCAATGGGAGTTAAGTTAACACTAATTGTTTCTGGATGAACAAGATTTCTCCAATAATCTGGCAATTCGATAATATTACCATTTTCTAATTTTCCTCGAATGTATGCCCCAACTTCTGGACCTTCCAGACAAATATATCTCAACCTGTGATCTTTTTTCGTTGGGTGTGGGATATCAAATCCCTTTCCTGCTAGAGCAAGTGCTTTTGTTGCAATCGCATGTGTTGCTGATAAAGTAGTTACTGGGATAGAAACATCAAAGCATTCAATTATACCATTAACTGTCAAAGATCCATGAAAAATTCCAGGAGCATTATTTAAAGTAAGTGCATTTCCCAAGTTTAACGAATTTTTTAAGTCAACTCCATTCTTTAAACTTAAAGCATTTTTAATTGTAAGTCCATTTTTTGTGGTAACTCCAGTAAATAGACTCACTGCAAATACATTTAATGAACCAATTATATTTGTTATTCCAGTAACTTCTAAAGATGCTGGTGCAGCAAGACTGCCCAATGGTGGACCAATCATGCATGTAGCACGAGCAATACCAAACTGTGGTGTGGCACCAATATAAACTGGTCCATTTAAAACTGCTGTCCCTGGTGTTACTCTAGTTGATGCAGTCAAAAATGAAGTGTCAATTTGTCCTACAATAAGTTTATCCCCAACAGTTGAGATAGATGATAGTGCTGGCATAGTATTATAGTAATTGTAAGAACTTCTTCAAATTTCCAAGTGAATTTAAAATCTGTCCAATAAAAGATCCTTGGAAGATATCAACTAAAGATGAGCTAGATTCTTGTACCCCTGCTGCGGTTTCTACATATTGACCCATAATATTAACAGAGTTTTGTGCGGGAATATCAATATTTGTTCCTTTTATTCTACTTGTTGGACCATCAATTTCAACAACTTTTCCTGCTTGAATTGTAACTTCTCCCTCACCGTCTTCTGCAACAAGACGAATGCTTCTTGCTTTCAAGGTAATTTGACCATTCACTGCCTCGAAATGGATATCACCATTTTTTGCATAGATAATTTTTGCTGGTTCTTTTTCATTTACCTTTTTTCCGCAAACTTCCAATGAAGTTTTCAAAGACAAATCCCATTTGTCACCATTTTTATAATAAGCATATCCAGTATGCTCATCGGTTATCACACCATAACCAACTTCCTTTCCATTTATTTTTGTTCCTGCTTGAACTTTAAATCCATATCCCTGTTGCCACCACTCTTTTGGTTGATCCGTCATTTTATAAGAAGAGATTTCTTTTATTTAGTGATACAATCAATAACATTAATAACACCAAATTGATTAACAACAGTAATCTTATTGAACGTTGGTTTGAATTGTATTATTGGATATATTGTCGCACCTTCACCTGTAGTAGTAATAATTTCTGCTGGTCCTGGATTTGTAGTAAAGTTGCTGTTACACGAATTAATTGAATTCAACCCAACAATTGCTCCAGTTGGTGTGACAATTACTCCAAAAACACAGTTCTCAAATTTAACAGTATCACCAGAGGTATATCCAAACCCTGGATTGGGAATAGCAAAGTTTGTAATCACACCAACAACATTGGTTCCAATACCAGTAAAGGTAGATATTCCAGGGAATGGAATTAGATTTCCTGGTAATGAAGTAGTTCCAATACCAGCAGTTCCACCTAAATCATCAGGAATTAGAGTTCCTGGTGGAGATTCATTTGGTTGATTTAATGCTGGAGGAAGTGTCGGAGAAAGTCTATTTCCAATTATAATAGTTGTCTTTGCGACAAAATCATCATCTGGGTCATAAAGATTAAACATCAAAGTTTCAACAGGTTCTGTTTGACTATCTTGCCTTACTTTAACAGATAACGTTGCTGTATTATTAACTATCTTTATTTTATTAGATAATGAAGCAATCTCCAAATCTTCAATTGTGACATCTCCACCAATATCGTAACTCAGTTCAGTATTATCTGCTAAATTTGTAGTTATTATTGTAAAGTTTATTGTCTCACCTTCAAAAACTGTGTATTTATCTGCGGTTACAAAATAAGTGGGGGAGACAAAAGTATTTGCATAATCTGGCAAACAATAACCAGATCCAGGATTTACCACATATATGGACTCGATTCTTCCATTTCTAATTTTAGCTTCAAGTTGGGCACCCGAACCATTATTTGTATTATCAATTACATTAATTGATGGTGGTTTTGTGTAACCCTTTCCTGAATTTAATATTTCAACAGTCAATATTTTACCATCATTTCCAACAATAGGAATTGCTTGTGCGTTAATTCCTGTTCCAAATATTTCAAGTGTCGGAGGTATACATGAAGAGTATACCATTCCTGTTGGAAGTTTTGTTTTGTCTATTTGATTTGTTGGATTATTTACTCTTTGTGAACAGTCTCTAAATGGTGATGGTCCAGTATATCCAAACAATGAAGTAGATCCAATAGCATCATCAATGCTTTGGTTAACTCCTTTCATAAAGTTTAACTTTTTAAGGGTTCTAGACCAACTATCTTTTCCTTTTTTAGATGCTCCACCATCAGCACACCATTGAGTGGCAGTTTCGCATTTTAATTGATCGCACCCAATAAAATTAAGAATCTGTTGTGCAATAGATGAGATTTGTCCCAAGACATTACTTATCTTTCCAATTCCACCAATTAACCAATTCAATCCAGACATGACTGGACCAAGAAGGTCTTCAATAAATTCCATCAACTTCCCAAGAATTGCTGCAGTAAATTCTTCAACAGCACACAATGGTGCATTGATTATTTTACCAATCATATTGGTCAAAAGATTAACAATATAATCTATAATTAATGGAATTAATTTTTCAAATAAACAGAAAATAATATTGATGATATTTTTCGTTGCTTCTGCTACTGGTGGGTGTTGTGGTAGTGGCAGAACCTTTGCGATAAAATCACGAAATAAGTTTGTTACCAATTTAATGATTGAACCACGAAGATTATTGATTATGAATTTTACAACTCCAACGATTCTTCTAGCAAATCCTCGTATTTCATTAACTATATCAACAAACTCGTTTAATATTGGGTCAATATAAGTTCCAATAAAATCTTGTATTCTTCCTACAAATTGAATAAATTCTTGTAATATTTTTGATATTTTCCCAATTAAATTATCATTACATCCATTTTCTCTAACAATACAAACTTCACCAACCTCTGCAGCAAATTGCTGAGATGCATAATCTTCTCGGATAAATTGATCTGCTCCTGATTTATTTTCTTCTCTAGTTGTTTGTGATAAATCACCAATATCTTTAGAGAAAGCAATATCTGTTATTGAGTTTGATGTTTTTGGTTCACCTTGAACACCATCATTTTGCTTTCTTATCTGCGTTGCTCCTTGCCTCAATGGTCCAGTATGACCAGTAAAGGGTCTTAGTTGATCGGCAATTGATTCTGATGGGAAATTTTCAACACTTTCATTTCTATGCAAACAACCGACAACTACTGGTTGTTGTCCATCATCACCATCCAAGAAGAAACCAAAGGCAGTTTCCCCACCAGTCAATCTCAGTGTTTGTCCAACACCTCCTTGAATTGCTCCTTCTGCTCCAGTGGTTAATACGTGTGCCCAAGGCAAATCGTTGTCTGGAAGGACATTTCTATCAAATGGATGATACCCAATAATTCTTACCTTACAACGATATGCCCAACTACCACTCTTTTCTCCTTTTTTATTTTTACCAGCATCTGGCCAAGATTTCTCATCTCTCCAGACTTTTGCTGGAGCAACTTGTCCTATCCACCAAATAAATCCATCTTTTCCAAGATAGTTTGATTTTAATAAAGATCCTTCAATCATCGAAAATTCTGCATTCGGGTGCGCCTGGGTTTAAATCACAGTACAACTCTAGATGAGTTGGACAATCAAGAGTGTCTGGATTATGCTTTTGATATTCTAAAAGTTCTAAAAGATAATTGTCCAAATATCTTTTTCTTTGTTTATTTATTGCAGGACTTTCTAGTTCCTCGCAAATATCATTGATGGTCTGTTGAAGTTCCATAGTTTTTATCGGTTAGAAGACCCATATAATCCATAACTATCACGAATCAATTTTAAACTTGTCACTACTTGATTCAGTTCAAAATGGTGTCTTAATTCTTTAATTAAATAATTTCCACTTTGTTGTTTGTCAGCTTGTTTTTTATCGGTTACTTCGATTGCAGGAAATTCAGCTTGAATTACGTCACCAGCTTTTAGTTTAATGTTACATGGTACTACCATATTTAGTGACTGAGTAAATAAAATGTTATATCTTGATGCAGATTTTGCCATATCCGCAACATCTCTTCCTGATTCTTTTACTACAGTTTCTTTATCTAAAACACCTCTATCAGAAGTTCTGACCATTATTCTTGTCCACGAATCACCAAGTTCTTTAGAAACTGCTATCGTATCATCTGTTCCTAATGTATTTTTGATTTGGTCTTTCAGTTTATAAGTGTAAATGTCCATATGACCAGTATAAAAATCATAAAAGTATGTTTTATTTGAATACATTCCGACTCTTAGACTCTTTAATAAATCAATATTTTTTTCTATATTATAGTTTAAAATTATAAATGCATTTTCTACTTTACTTGCTTCGACTACTCCAGTGTAAACATACTTTGATATGGTTTTAGAATCTGCCGAAGAAGATCCAATTTGAGTACTAGAAACTAAACTATCAATACTTTTGAAATTGAATCCTTCTTTATTTTCATAGAACAAATAACCAGAAGTTCCTTTTGCTTCTCCACTGTTTCCTTTTCCAGAAACACCACCAGATGCATTTGGCATTGCTTTTGGTCCCAACCAAGTTAATACCGTAAATGGTTTTCTTGTGTTGCCAATAAAATTATAGCTATTTGATGTACTTTCAATATTCTTAGTTTCATATTTCTCACTTTTTAAATCATTCTTTAATATAGATTCTACTGTTGTTTTGATATTTCCTTCATATTTTTTAAAGCATCTTGTCGTTTCATTTGTGATTCCTTCTCTTGAAGTCAAATGCAATGTGAACATTTCTTTCATGTCTTCGGCAATAATATCACTCACCTTGAAAACATACATAGAAAATTTTTCATCTAAGGTAAATTCACCAGATCCAGTCTGAACACTAAATGATACTCTTTCTCCTCCTCTTATCGGTAAAAAATTAAAAAGAGAAGTCGAATTCTGTATCATCATACTCATGGTGACACAAGGTGAAAGTATATCTTCATAATAATCTGCAAACAAAACAGAATTTGTAATGTCAATTTTTTTCTTGCCGTCAAGAGACTCTATGACAACAAAATTATATGTTAAACCTGTTATAAATGGATTTGACATTATGTTTGTGAAAGATTTGTGAGAAGAAGAGTTTTCATTAAACTATTTACCACCTGTGCCTGTGATTTTCCCATAATCATTGGGGGAGGAGTTCCACCACCTCCAGCACTAGTAACAGTCATTGGAGCATTAGACCCCGAAGGTGCAGATTGTCCACCAATAGGAACTAAAACAATTGATGAACCTGGAGCATTATATTCTGGGTAATTTTCTAATTTAGAAAGAGCACCTGGAGCAAATTTAGACATGTCCACTCCTTCCCCTCCCATTCCACCTTTCATCATATTCTGTAATTTTTGACTATACTTTTTATAGTCTGGATGAATTTTATCAGCAGCATTGAACCCACCAGTAAATTGAACAAATCCAGGAAATTCATTTGCTAATGCTTGTAACTTTGCATTCAATGGAGATAAATCTCCCCTATCTACACTTGTTCCCATTAATTGAACTCCCTTTGCCCCCATCTTTTGGGCATACTGTAATTGCTGTCGTACTGTTGATAAATCACCTGTTTCATTAGATATTCCAGATGATAATCTAACAAGTTTTCCTTTCATGTCTTGAGATTGCATCATACCAAGAACATCTTTAGGATTTGCTCCAACAGTTGCAGATCCAGCACCTCCAGTTTGATCTTTTACTCCTTTTGCAATGCTATCTCCAATTGTCAACATTGGTGCTGACATAATATCATTTGCACTAAACTTTCCTGCTTGACCATTTGATGTTGGTGCAACTGCTGGTGTCCCAGTTTTAATTGGGGATATTTTTGGTGTCTTGGGGGAAGTTCTTAAAAATGGTCTTGGGTCAATTAGTTTTCCTGCTGAATTATATAACTCAAAGTGCAAATGAGGAAATCCCTCAGAACTTGCTTTATCTGCAGGAGAAACTGTTCCTATTTTTTCACCTGTTTTAACTTCTTGTCCAGCAGATACATTTGCCATAACATGAACATATCTTGTCATGCTTCCATCTTTATGTTTAATGGTAATAGTTTGACTACTTCCACCACCTTTTTGCCATGGATATCCACGTCCAACTTGAGTTACTGTTCCTGCCATTGCAGATAAAACTGGGTCACCAGAACTTTGATCCGCAATATCTTGTCCACCATGAATTCTACCACTTGGTCTTCCAGCACCAAATTGTGCTCCTGGATATGTACTCACATGACCAGTAACAAATGGAGCAACTCTCTCAACATTATCAAAACCAGGATAATTTGCATCTGCTGCTCCATCTGTTACCCCACCACCAGTGTCGTTGGGATCTGTAGAAGTTATATCAGTTTGAGTTCCTTCACCTATAGGTGACCCAGCATCCATAGAAAAACCAGAAGCAAACTCACTAAATTTATTAACAGCACTTCCCAGTCTATTCATTGACTCTTTTAAACTTCCTCCACCTTCAGCAAGACCTTTTTGTTTTTGTTCCTGTGCTTTAAGTCTTTCTTGCTGTTTTTGTTCTAATGACTTTTCTCCCGTTACACCTTCATATGCTCTATCTGCGGCATATCCTCCAAGGAAATTGCCTGCCATGCTTCCAATCACAAATCCAACTCCAGGGATTGGTATGAGGGACTGCCCAATAGCACCTCCAAGCAAACTTCCAGCAAGAGCACCACCAGTTCCAGCAGCAGATTTACCTATACTTTCTCCTTCTGCTAGTCCAGTTGCAAAGTCCAGTCCAGCAAATATACTATTAACAATTCCAATAGATCTCAATCCACCAAATCTCAATCCCTTTCCACTTGGAATTGGTTTTGCTGGTTTTCCAACTGCTTTATCGGGTTCTCCTAATTTTCCTTTCCCTGGAAACATACTTCCAAGGAAACCACCAACATCAAGAGCACCACCAACTAAAGAACGTAAAAGATTACCAATATTGCCAAAGTTATTAGCAATATTTAAATTTGCAAGTTCTTTTATCTTTCTTTTTGGTGGTAATTTGATAACTTCAAGTGCTTTAGTTTCTTTTACTAAAAGTGTGGAAAATGCCTTGTACTCTGACTGCATTTTTGTCAGATTACGTTTAGTATTACCACCTAAAGAAGCAATGCTATTAAAAGATGAAACTAGTGGAGAAGAAATAGTTTTTGCCATTATCCGTCAATAATATTATAGACTATCTTTGAATACATTGTTAAGAAATTGCTATCATCAGAAGATGGTAGTAATGGAACTGATGGTCCTTTTTGCTCTGGTGGGATTACCATTTGCCCACCACCACCTCCAGATTGTGGTTGACTTGTTTGTTGTCCACCAGAAAGTGGAAGTGAAACTATAGATGGTTTTGCTTGTGATGGTGGTGGTTGTGAGATATTGATTCCCAATGCCTTTCTTTGTCCCGCATCAATCATTGAGGGGTCAATACCCTCAAGCATTCCCATTCCTTTATCTGGTTTTGCTTGTGTGGAACCATAATATTTGTTATATATCCTTAAACTATCTGCTACAGTTCTAGATGTTTGACCAGTTGCTTCTCCATGAATTCCTGCCCAACCAGCACTTCCACCTGCTTTTCTAATTGTTGCTTCAGTAGCTCTTTTTGTTGGATCAATTCCAATTGCTTGTAAATGTGCCAACGCCAATTTGTCCTGGATCTCAGGAGTCATTGGTGTATTTAAATCTATTCCTGCTCTGCGTGCTGCAGATCTTAATGTATCGGGCATGAATTGGTATGCACCAGTGGCCCCACTTATCCTTCCACCATATTTTCCATACGATATTTGTTTTCCTCCGAGTCTATCTGGAAGTTTTCCAGTTTCAGACATCTTTGCAGCTTCTTCAATAGTTAATTGTCCTTGTTCAAGTTCTTTAACTACCTGTCCACCAAAGACTTTTCCATAACCTCCTGCCCCAGCAGTTCCTTCTGCTGTTCTAATAGTTTGTAACCATGATTTTTCTTCTTGGGTGTCTGCAGTAACATCTCCTGCTCCCATGGAACCTCCACCACCTCCACCAGATTTAGGTTTAGAAGGTGCTCCACCAGAAGAAGGAGCAGGTTGAGTTGATGGTGTTTCTTTTTTTGTGCCACCCTTTATCATCTCTTCTACAGCATTTGCAAATTTATTCACAATAAATGCAAATGAATCCATAATTCCTCCTGTCAATCCACCCACTACTTGAGGCATTGATTGGAGTCTATCACTATCCGAAAGAGCATTAACTGCAGTGCCTGCAGCAACTGCACCTAATCCTAAACCGAGCATTCCTGCACCTCTTCTACCTACAGATCTTGCATTTCGAGGAGTAGTTCTTTTTAGTGCTCCACCTGGAACATCAATATCTAAATTTAATCCAGGACTTCCACCTGGTGTTGCTTTTGGTAAATTTGATAATTGAGTGACAATTTTTAAAATTGTCTGTCTAATTAACTTTGCAATTTCAAAACTTTCAGTAAAAGAAGTCTTAAGTGTTTGCAGACCTTCTCTTAACTGCTTAATATTCTTCGCATTTCCAAAGAATTGAATAAAACTAATTGCATTTTGATATGCTTTTAAAAACTTATCTAATATACCAATTGGTTTTGCGGTATCAACATCTTGAACTCTTTTTTTATAATTTTCAGAAAGTTGCTTTACAAAATTATTAGTTTGTTGACGAATATTTTGAACAACAGTTTGAAGTTGAGTTACTTGATTTGTTTGTTCTTGTTTTACTTGTTGTACTTGATTTGTTATATTTGCTGCTACTTGCTTTAGTTTACCGTCTACTTGCCTATTTGTTATATTTGTGGCATTTCTAATACTATTATCAACTTGATTTAAAATATTAGAAGAAATAGTACTAACAATTGAATTAATATCTGGGGTTACTGGTTTTACTGCTGCACGTTGAAACCCTACGATTTTATTTGCTGCCGAAGAAACAACAGAAGACCCAAGTGGTGTCCCACCAGAAATAAAATTCTGAGCAGATTGGACACTTTTTGGTCTTGTTCTGACTATGGATTCTGGTCTAAGGGCAGACTTAATTGCCATTTGCTTGTTTTTGCTTCAATTTTTCTTCTTCTATATGTTGTTGCAATAATCCAACGTAAATATCCCTTTCCCAGGGCATCATATTTTCAATCTCAGTCAAAGAATATTTATGGAACTGCATGAGGGCAAAGTTAATTCTGAAGTATGCCTCAAGATCCATATGAGACATAATTAACCGAAAAAACTTGTCAATCCCTCCAACGTTACTTCATTTACTACTCCTGTTTTTGGATTCTTAACTTTTAGTGTATGTGAAAGTTTTGGCATTGTGTCAAAGAATTGTTCGATTTTTTTGAATTGTTGAGAATTCATTTGCTCAATAAAATCAATTAACTCTTTCTTTGTACAATCTGCTGCTGCCCAAGACTCTTCATCACTATAAACCATATCAATACAAGATGCAATAATATCAAAAGACTTTTCAATGTTACTTTCACTTTGTGCATCACTGAAATCAAAATTATTTTTAATAAATTGTTCCAATGAAGGATACTTCATTCTCATTATCAAGTTAGTATCTAACTTGATATCTGCAGAATGCTCTGGATTTTTTTGTACTTTTATTTCATCAACATAAATTGTTACTGGAACTTGAGTATTTTCTTCGTCGTCGTAACATGTAACTATAAGGTCAATATTTTCACCAACTGACCTTCCTCTTACATTTAAAAATACATATTCGATATCAAAAGTAGGTAATTCTTCTACTTTAACTCCTTTTGTTAAAATGCATTCCTTTAGTACTTGTTTTATTGCAGTAGTAATTTGCTTAGTATCTTGGGATTCTAATGCAATAATTAAAATTTTCTCTTCTTTTACTAAAAATGGTCTGTATTTAATCGTTTTTCCATTTGAAGGCAATTCCAACTCATATGTTGGTGTAGAAATCTTTGGTAAAGGCATAATATCCCAATAAAAAACTCAGTAAAATTATTTATAAAGGGTTTCCTCTGCCATAGTTTTTTTCATAGACATATCTGGAATAACTAAATTCAACTGTCGTCTTAGTTATTGTACTACCTTCATATGATACTGGCATTGCTGTAATATTTGTTGGAAATGCATCTATCAATCTATAAGTAATAGTCGGAACATCTCCTAACTGTCCTGCATCTGTATTTGGACTTAGAAGAAAATTTCTTTCAAATTTAACAATACTTATAATTCTTTTATATTCCTCTGGATATCTCATTCTAAAAAAATCATTTCTATTTTTAGAATCACCAAATCCATTTATACTAGGACCAAATCTTCCATCAGGTTCATTTCCATCCATTCCATAAATTGGATTGATAAAATTCATCCATTCTTCAAAAAGACGGATTAAATTATAATCTTTATCGACATAAAATGTTAACGTTACTGGTGCGTAAACTCTTCTTGTTGGTATTCTTTCAATGACTCCCTGACGACTTCCTGCTTCTTCAGTAACCTCAAATGTTGCTCCTGGAATAACTGCCTCTGCACAGTAAAAGTCATAATAAGCATTTTTTATTGGATCCTTAGTGACATTAGATTTTGTCAACCATTGCATCAACTTATCATCATTAGAAGTGCTATTAGTCAAATGCAAAGCAACTTTGAATTGACTGGTAATTGATAATGCACCAAAAATATCTCTAGCACCATCAAATCCAACGAGGTTTGAATCTGACCTTGGGGTAGTCATCTTAACATAAAATGGTCCTATCTCTGGCTTGCCTGCAGAGTTCTCCTGTGCCATTTATAAATACTTAAAAAATACCTATACTATGTATGCCACATAAGGATGATTCTGGTTATAGACAAGGAAAGTTTAGACCACAAAAACCAGAAAAATACAAGGGAGATCCAACAAAAATAATTTATAGGTCTTCTTATGAATTGAAGTTTATGCAATATTGTGACCTTACTGAAAGTGTGAATGAGTGGAGGTCAGAAGAATTTTTTATACCATATATTTCTCCAATAGATAATAAAGTTCATCGTTATTTTCCAGACTTTTTTGTAAAATATAAAGATAAAAATGGACAAAATCGCACTTTAGTTATTGAGATAAAACCAGAAAAAGATTTGAAAATGCCTGAACAAAATCCAAAAAGAAAAACAAAATCTTGGGCATTTAGAGTTAAAACTTGGGCAGTCAATCAAGCAAAATGGAAAGCAGCAAGAGAATTTTGCGAAGATAGAAAGTACGAATTTAGAATTCTAACAGAAAAAGAATTAGGGATACCAGTACGATGATATCAGAGGACATAAAACAACAAGCGGGAAAAAAATTCAGAAGTAGCAATTGGTGGACAAATGCTACTATGAACGAATTGAGAAATTATCAGAAAAAAAATATACATGAATTTGATACAAACTTTATAGTTCCTGGTGATTTAGTTTTTTTCTTATATTCTGCAAAATATCCACAAAAATATCCTTGGTGGGATAGGCATCCACTTTCATTTATTGTGGATGTAAATCCAAGAGAAGGAAGTTTTGTTGGAATTAATCTTCATTACTTAAATCCACAATACAGAGGAGGATTTGCCAAATCACTCCTAAATAAAACAGGAATTTCTAACGCACCAAAAAAGACTATTCACAAATATCTTTTTTCTGGTGTAATGAGTGAATTATTTAAAGTCCCAAAAAATGATTGGGTTGGTGTTTCATTATTACCAACAGAACAATTTGTCGATAAAAACGGACAATCCGTACCAAAATACCGAGTCTGGGACGCACCTTAATGGGATATAAGTTACTAAAGGACAACTATTACGTATCAGGAATTGCCCCTCTTGGAGTTCCATTGGGATTCGGATTAAGATATGACCCAGATACTGGTGATTATGAACTTAAGCAAAAAGGTTTAGGTGGAAGTTATGATATTGGAATTGGATTGGCAGTTTTTTATAAAAATGGAAGTTGGTATGGTGATGCACTGAGAGATCCACAGTTATTTAAAGACGGAAAACCAACAGCACTAGCAAATCAAATAAGTGAAGATATAAGAAGAAAAACTGCTGCAGCATATGCAAAAGGAGGGGGTTCAAATGCTGGTCTAAAACTCAATAAAACCGCATTAGATCCAAAAGGAACTGCAGGAATTAATAACTTTTTTCCAGGGACAAATCCTGGGATTGCCACTGCTGTTCCTGGAGGACAACTTGCTGCGGCTCCCCCAGGTTCTTTAACAGCATTCAACGAACCACTAGATTTTCCTAGTGTAAATGAAAAAGATTTGTTTGGAACTCAGTCAGTAATTACCGAAAAATTATTGGTTTACCCTCGTGACATTCTCGAAAGTAAACAAGATACTCTTCGAATAACAATGTATAACTATTCTTCTCCAAGTGGAGAAGATTTATTTAATGGAAATATTGGTGACATTGTAACAAAAGGACTGCAAAGATTGTCTGGTGCTAAATTCGGAAAAGAAAAACCTATAGGAACAGTTATACTTCCAATACCAAACAATGCTTCGGATTCAAATGCAGTTGCTTGGCAGGAAGATTCTATGAATAATCTTACTGCTGCTATATTAGCAACTGCATCAAGTAATTTACCAGCAGCAGGTGCTGCAGCAGTGATAGATGCCATTCAATCGAAATTCACAAATGTAAGTGGATCTGGAGCAGTATATTATTTAAATTTAATAAAAGAAATTGCAAAAGATATAAAAGATCCATCAGTATTGAAACAAATACAGGCATTAACTGCTTCACTTTCTCTCAAACAAGCAGGTGTAGATGTTCCACCAGAAACTATATTAGCTAGAGGATTTGGTATTGTCCCAAATTCCAATATGGAATTATTATTTAATTCACCAAAACTCAGAAGTTTTGAATTTTCTTGGAGAATGAGTCCAAGAAGTGAAAGAGAAGCAAGAACAGTGAGAAGAATCATAAGATTATTTAAACAGGGTATGGCAGCCAGAAAATTAAATTCAACATCTGGTGCTGGCGCATCATCTTCACTACTAGGAAGTCCAAATATATTCAAATTACGTTATACAACTGCTAATGGAAAAGCAATATCTGGTATGAACAGATTTAAACTATGTGCATTAACTGGATTTGCTGTAAATTATACTCCAGATGGCCAATGGTCTGCATATGACAAAGGACAACCAGTATCTGTAAATTTGGGTATGGGATTTACTGAATTGGAACCAATATTCGAATCAGATTATCAAACAGAAATATTTGAAAAGTTAAAAGGTTATCCAGATTTAGATCCAATCGAAGCAGACGACGTAGGTTACTAATATGGCATATTTCAGAGAACTTCCAAATTTAGAATATCCATCACCATTCAACGTAAGAAATTACATTGATGAATATACTACTGCAAAAAACTTTTTCAGGAGAGCAAAACTAAGAGGTGACGTTGCAGAGTTTTCAACTGCATTTACTTATTATCAAATACAAGATAACGAAAGACCAGAACAGATTGCACAAAAACTATATAATGACCCACAATTAGACTGGATTTTGTTACTTACAAATAATATTAAAAATGTGAATAATGAGTGGCCATTGGATAATGACTCATTATACAAATATATGCTCCAGAAGTATGGATCTGACGAAGAATTGCAGAAAACCCATCATTATGAAACTGTAGAGTATAAAGACGAATATGGAAGAATTATTATTGAAGGTGGATTGCAGATAGATCCTGCAAAATCTGAAGTAATACAAACAAATGAAACTTCAAATGAATATCTCTTAAATTCATTTCCAAGTGGAAAGAGCAATACTGTCATCACTATTAATCTTTGCCAAAAACTTACGATTTATGGAAGAGATATTAGATCTAGTGAATATCTAGTCACAGATATTCAGACAAACGTTTCTTTTTTAAAAATAAAATCCAAAACATCGAATGGATTTGGTGATGTAACTATATTAAATAGTTTGGCGGATTGGCCTTATAGTTGGGGTGGAATCTTAAAGATAAAACAAAGAAATGGAAATGAAGTTGAAGTAAAATTAACTGATGCCATAACAGATACAAAAATAAGAATACCAGAGAGACTTTATGAAATCACTGGAACTCTAATTAATGGTGTTCTACAACCAACCTTCAAATTTACTAACGAATTACCAGTATGAAATTCCCCTATCCTGGAATGAAAGTTTTTATTGAATCTGATAGTCAGATACTAGAGTATCTTGACACTAATGGTGCAATACAAACTGTCAAGAATGTGGTTACTCCTGTAACAAATTACGAATTTGAAGTAAAAGAGAATGAAAAGAAAAGAACAATACTTGTACTAAGACCAGAATATATTGGTTCAGTCACTTATGATATGAAGAACATGATGAAATATGATAGGTCATCGCAATACGTAGATTCAAGTACTAAGAGAACATATAACCCAAGAAATAATAGATAAAAAAATCCCGCAAACCTTCACGAAGAAAAATTTGCGGGAAATTTTTTAGACCCTTTTTTTAATTTAAAGGGCATTTTTCAACAGGGGTAGTATTCAACCTCTTTGAATGTTCTAACATATGGTTGAATCCTACCATCACCAGAAACTACCTCTTCACGAAAGACTTCTCTTCTGCAATTTCCATAATATCTTGGATAATAATTTGTATAGTATCCACCATTTTTAAATGGTCTCCAAAACTCATTCCAAGTTATGGAATAAGATGGAGATGCAATACAAATTACAAAAAGAAAAATCAAGCACCTCATCAGGATTCTGCTAGTTTCTGAAAATAACTCAGAGCATCATCATCTTCATCATCGGAGGACGAAGATGAAATACTGCTGACATCATCATAAGATGCAGAACGAGATGAAGACGAACTAGTAGATTCACCACGACGTTCACGTTCCCAATCTTCCTCTTCAGCAACAACTTCAGGGTCTTGATTCTTAGGAGTACCACGAAGACCAAGAGTATACTCAAGACGCTTCTTCAGGTCATCATATGACTTGAATTCTTTAGGATCTGTGAAGTCATTCAGATTACTCAGAGACTTATAGATGCGTTCAAGTTCATCGTCATCACCATCAAGAAGAGGGGAAGGTGATGCAAACTCAGACTTGTCATAGTTCCAGTAACCATCCTTCTTGACCAGTTTCAGTTTGAAGTTAGCACCAGTCCAGAAATCAAATGGATTGATAGGAGTTTCATCTTCAAATTCAGGTTGCATTGCTGCAAGAATCTTGTCATAGATTTTCTTACCAAACTTATAAAGGAAGACTTTACCTTCATTGTCAGGATTGGCAGGGTCACGGACAACATAAATGTTTGCGTAGTAGGAAAGTTTACGCTTTTGCTTACGTGCTTCTTCCTTATCACGGTCAGACCCAGAGTTCCAGAGAACACGGTTCTTCTCGCAAACAGGACATTGCTGACCAAGAGTAGTGAGGCAATTGTCAATCAACCAACCACCAGTACCTTGGAATGCGTGAGACCATACTTGTGCCCAAGGCAGTTCACAACCTTCGGGGGCAGGGAGGAAACGGATAACTGCGGAACCTACACCGCTCTTATCCATAACAGGTTTCCAAAAACGGTCGTCATCCTTGGAACCAGAATCGTTGAGTTTCTCAACTTGTTTGATGAGTTTCTCGGTGAGAGAACCCATTTTAGATTGCTTTTTAAGATCAGCAAAAGACATTCGTATTCTCCGTATTAGTAGTATTAGAAGTGTGTGCCGTATTGGTACGTATTAAGTATACCAGGATTTGAGTCAGTCGTCAAGGGTTTTCTCAAGAGACTCAATTGTAGACTCAAGAATTTTAAAGAAATCATCCACAGTACCATCTTCTGCCAATCCAAACATTTTGGCAGAATCAATAATTCTATTTTTCAGTTCAATTGCTTCTGGGTCATCTGAGAGAGATAGTCTGAAAATAAAGAGTTTTTGTTTTTCTAGAAATTCTCTCATCAAATCAAGATGTTCTCTTTTACCTTGATTATCATAGATAGAAAGTTGCAAAATCTGTTCAAAAAGTTTTTGCTGAATTTCTTCCAACTCCACTACAGATTTTCTGACCATATCTGAATCAAAAAATCTACTCATAATACTATCTCCTTTAAAATGTTTTTGAATTTTGACTCATCAATATTTAGGAATGGTCTATATTTTTTTATTTTAAAACTTACTGTTTCCCACACTGGGTCAGTAACCTTTTTATCAAACTTAGAAACATATCCCAAGATACAATCCAATATTACCATCGTTTCAAGAGTGATTGCTTTTTGGAAATATTTCTTCAATATCTCAGGGTGTTTATTTGGTTTGCATTCAAATAGGGAATTCAAATTATCTTTGTTTATAAAGATTTCACTCTCAGTTTTAAACATATAACTAAGACTTTGATATCTTTTTGCCCATTCAACATAATTTCTTTCCCCATTTGATATAATTTCCCCAATCCATAATGATTGGGGGTCAGTACATTCAATAAAACTGGCAACAAAATATGCCTTTATTTCTTCATCTGTTTTCTGACGAGATAATTTTTCAAAAAAGTATCTGTCCTTTCTTTTATGAAAGGACTCTAAACTTGCTCTAGATCTTCCACAATATTTAAAGTAATCGTACTTTTCTTTTGTGAAGTGATTCTTTATTGACAAATAAGTTTTATATACATCAAAGGGTGTCACAATTTAAAAATTCAAAGTTGCCCTACTAGTCTTTTTGAGGAAATTTAATTTAGTTGCTTCACACTTAAGTTTTTCCTTAAGTGGTTTGGGAATTAGTTTTGGAACTGTTTCTATCTCAATTGAATTTTCTTCGCAATAAGTTACTATCGCATCAATGTAACTAATCTTAGAAATTTTTACGATATGTTCAATATCTTGAGCAAACTTTTGTGGACATAGAAACTTATCTTTAAGTACATCTTTAATATTATTTTCCATGTTAATTAAGTTTACTGTTAACAAACTCTCTAATGTATTTGGTGAGCAACTTAATATATTTTTGTTTATCGTATTCTTCATAGACAACGCATTCTCCGTTTTCACATGCCATTAAAATTACAAGTTTTTTGACTGAAATGCCAGTCATTTCATAAAGCATACATGCATATGCAACTGCTTGTACGAAATAGTGTTCAATCCATTCAACTGGTTTAGGTTTTTTAGAAGTCTTAAAGTCTATAACTGCCAATTCACCATTATATTCTGCTATACAATCTACAGTACCAGCAACACCAAGCACTTTACTGTAAAGTGAACTTTCTAAGGCATGAATATTATTTATCTTATTTAACTCTGGTTTTGCAATTTTAAATAAGATTTGTGATAATGGTTGTACTTCTGGAAGTTCTGGAATGTTATAAAGATAATTCTCAACCAAACTATGCATATCAGTTCCACGACTTGTTGCTTGTCGTGTAATCTTATCTGCTTTCTCTTCTCCTACTTTTTTTCTCCAGTCAGCAAAAAATTGACGGTTTTTGTGAGTAGTAACAGAAGTAATAGAAACAAATCTTAAAAGTTCTTTTTCATCTGGAATTTTATAATAACGAACTCCATCTATAGTTTCTCTTTCGAGTTTAGGAAGATTCAAATCTATATGTTTAAATCTTCCTTCGGGGTTTAATTCATCAAACATTCAATCCAGATTCCATTTTTGCAATTAAGTATTCTTTAACAAGTCCAGAACGGACAATATCATCAATACCAAACTCAATTATATCAAAAGATGGCATTTTCCTCAAGATATCCATAAAATCACTGATTCCATTTCTCTCATTTGACTTCGTTAAATCTGATTGGGATGCGTCTCCGCAGAACATAATCTTGGAATCTTCACCAACACGAGTAATGATAGAATCCAACTCATGAAAATTCATATTTTGAAATTCATCAACAATAATAATTGAATTATCTAAAGTTGTTCCACGAACAAATGATGTACTCCAGAACTTAATAGTTTCTTGTTGCTTCAAGTTTCCATAAAGCATTTCAAAATCTGTTTCAGTTGGAAGTTGGAACATGTACTTTACCATATTCTTGTATGGAATCTGATAAAGACTAGACTTATCTTCATGGTCCCCTGGAAGGAATCCAATCTCACGAGTTGCAACTAGTGAACGAACAATATAAATTTGCTCGTATGGAGTAATCTCATTTAGAACTTCCTTTAAAGCATTGTATAGAGTAATAAATGTCTTACCTGTTCCAGCAGCACCGTAAGCAACTAGATGTCTTCCTTTTGAATATGATTCAAATAATTTTTTTTGATTATCTGTTAATGGTTCAATATCAATTAGCAAATCGGAATTAAGAGGTCTCTTTCTTCTCATTTGCTTTGCAGTCATACCAACTCCGATTGGTTGGTCAGAATTCCTTCTTTTTCTTGACATTAAATCTTTCCTACGCTAGCACCAGGCATCTTAGAAGCTCTTTGTAGAACTTCGTTCCATCCTGGTTTTGATTTTGCAAGTTTGTCTTTCCATTCACCAACTTCACCACTTCCAGGGCAAGTTGATGGGTCAGACCAATCTCTATCCCAATCTGGGTTTTCTTTTTTCCACTGGTCCCATTCGTGAACACTCATGGTCACTTCTTTTTGTTCACCAGTATCTTTATGAATAACAGGGTATGTTGCCATAAGTTATGAAATCACGATATTTGTATTTATTCTATACAGACAGAGGGAGCATCAGAACATTCTGGGCAATTCTCTGGTTCCCATCCAAGTGCCTGAGCAATGTCAGGGAATTGGCAGATAAAGACGCATCGTGCTGCTTCTGCAATGTCCATATGCTCTTTCTGGGTGCCGTGTGCAGAACGTAAATCGATGTAATGGATCCACGACCTTACAGATCCCTTCATGTAAATTCTTGTCGGTGTTGCCAAAGGCAATACAAACCTTGCACATTCCTTTGCCACACCCTTCTCAAGCATTTTGTCATAGAGACGTTGTGCCTCTTCAAAGTGTTGTTCAATCATTCCCTCAAACTTTTCTCGGGTATGCTCATCCAGATCATTAGTTGAGTTCTGACGATTCTTCTCATCTTGCTTACGAAGTTCAGGAACTTCAGGAAGTTCTGTCAGAAGTTTTGTGTCTGCATACCGTTGTGAAAATTCTTGAAATACGAAGGACCTATGACGAAGCACTTGAGCTGCCAGTCCTCTAGTTGTATTAATCTCAAGGGTCATATCTGCTTGTTCAAAGATAGACCAGTGATTCTGCTTAATACAATACCGAAGGAGTCCTGCAGCAGTATCAAACTTAAGTTGATTATTTGGATTACTCACACGGGCAGTATAAGTAATCACTTCCTGTGCAGATTTACCTGCTAGTTCTCCTGCACCTTGTGTAACAGAAATCAATTTAACAATAGGTTTAGTCTGCATAACCATCGTCATCCTCAAAAATTTCGTCGTAATCGTATTGAAGTGTTTGTTTAATTTTGTCCGTATTCAAATAACTTTGAGTATCAGAATATACTTCTGCCTTTAAAGAATCAACTAATAGTTCAAGGTTACGGATAATTAATTTAAGTTTATCTTTATCCATAAAATAATTTTCTCCAATAAGATTTTACCACAAAAAAAGGAGGGGATCAACCCCTCCTTAGAAAATCATTTATAAATCCACTGAATATATACTGACAATAACATTGTAGTTAAAGCAATTGCAGCAGTTGAAGTTATGATAATTTGTCCTACCATCACTTTGCTCCAACTAGATGAGCCAATTGAGCTTGATGACGACGTTCTTCTTTTTGTTTTTTATCTTTAATGAGTTGTAAGAAGTTAAGTTTTTTCACTTTTGAACCTCCATGTTTTTGCATGGACGATATGCTACTCCACGATATGTATTTTGTGGGTGAGCAGGAGCATGACTTTTGAGATACCAAGTTTCATACTCTTTTTTTGCATTATCGGTGTCGTATGAACACCCTCTATAAACGGCTTTAGACATTAGGGTTCTCCTTAATTTTGAGGCTAAAGAGCGTTCCTTCAGTCGGCTTTTGCGTCGGTTTCCCGATGAACGATCCGTTCCGAGTCGGCTTACTTCCGTCCTATTCAGTTTTTAGCACTTGTTTACAACATCCTTTCGGAGTTCTAGTAGCAATCGGTCTTCTACTTTTTGAATAACTACATCGTCGTTTTTAACGATGTCCATTAGTTCCCACGCTGCGTCGCAACTTATTGTAACTGGATGTTCAGTTGCTATGAGTTGTGGCGTAGTAAAAGAAAGAAGTGGAACCCATGCTAAAAGCAAAAGTGCTTTAGTCATAGGATGAACGTTAGGAGATTACTCTACTCCTATTCACTCTATATAGTCAAGCACTTTTGTAAAATCTGATACAAAATTAAGAATCTTTTTTACTTTTCTTATCCATTTGCATCACTTCATAAAGTGGTGTCTTCTGGAACTTCTTAATTTTTTTATATTCTTTTATAATATTTTTTAATTCTGATTGATTTACTTGAACATTCATTTGATGTTCAAATTCTTTTTTGAGTTCTTTCCTAAGAACGTCTTCAAATTTTTCTTTCATTTTTTCTTTTTATCAGAACTTTTTGGTTGGATATTCCAGAGTTTTGGGTTGGTTCTTCCTTCAGACTGCTTAAAGGAAATAAAATCCTCTCTATACCTATCCCAATAATAATCAAAAATTTCTACTTTTTTATTACATTGAACAACATCATACTTTGTTGTTCCCTCATCTTGATATGTAACCAAGTAAGTATTATAAGGTAGACTTCTATCACTTGCTACTTCAGGAGCGCAGTCTTGATGAAGTACTTTCATTAGCTACGTCCACCCCAAGTAATGTCTGGAAATGCCTCTGATATAATTTCTTTTGTTAATTTGTATTTTTCTTGTAGTTTTTTGTCCTTGCATAAACAAAGTATTTCTGCTTCAAGTGGGTGCAAACCTTCAAGAAGATTGATGAAAATATTCTCTCTTCGTAGAGTACTTAGTGAATCATTTCCACCTCTAATGAAGTTAAAAAACTTAGTGTATTCTGTCCTAATTGTTGTATATTTTTGGTCTGATGCTCCAAGTGATTCTGAATTCAAGTCACCCATAGTATCAACTGCTTGCTGAATCCTTTCAGACATGGTTGATGTTTTGAAATCATTGTCACCAAAGTATGGTACTTCCCCTGGAGGAAGAGCAGAAATCACACTTTCATCAAAATTCCAAATAAAAATTGCCTTCAAAGAATCATGTTCATATTCTCTAAGAATTTCTACTTTCTTTGCATTAGATCTCTGCTTTGATGCTAAAGAAAGTACCTCAAATGCAAATGGCTTTGGAGGCAATTTAACTGATTTTGTTTCAGTCGTCTTCTTCTTCGTCGTCGTAGTCATGGTCATTTTCAAATCGTACTGCTATTATTTCATCTGGAATGATGTTTCCATTATTATCAAACATTTCTGGGTGTGTATATACCTGCATTTGTTGTGTACTATACACATGTTGTTTTGTTAGCCAACCAATTACCCCACCCACTAATAAAAATAAAATAGAAACTAAAGAAAAAATTGTGAGTTCTGCTGCTAACATGGTTATTCCTCCGAGAGAACTTATTGTTTTTCAATTATAGAAAAATTTAAATCTATTAATATTTCTCTCTTAAGGAGAGAAATTGTCTTGCAAAAACTAAACTTTTTTTGTTTAGTTTTTGGACTTTCTTTTTCCCTCCTTTTTCGAAGTAGTAACTCAACACCCCTATTAATTTCGGGATGATTTGAATTATTTATAGGGCACATTTAAATTAACTTGTTTTCTACCATATACTTAACAGTATCCGTGCATCCACCCAATTTATTCCCATCTAAAACTACTTGGGGGAAGGTTGCACCAACACCAAATTCTTCATAAAATTCATCACGAACAAAGTCAGTATCCAATTCATACAAAGTATAATCAATACTTCTTTGTTCAAAGACAGATTTGATTTTATCGCAGTATGGACATCCACTTCTGCTATAAACAATTATGTTCATAAAACTTTATTCCTTCTTGGTTTATATTTGTGTAAATTTAAGTTTTGAGTTAATAGTTGCCTTTGCCAACTTATTATAGCATTAAATCTTTCCTCTGTAAAGAAGTTTTGTCGTGAGAACCACTGGTCCCATTTCTCATGTCCCTTAGATCTGTTACATTTTACACAGCAACAAAGAACATTTGTTATATGGTCGTTACCACCTTGTGATTGTGGGACAATATGATCAATTGATAAATCTTCTGTTTTTACTCCACAATAAGCACATTGATGGTTCCATTTTTCTTTTATTGAATTCCTCCACATTTTTTTTGCTTCATTCGGTGAACACGTATGCAAATTAAACAAAAAGTCTTGTGGTGAATTTAAAATTTCCATAAACTCTTACTCGGGTAAATTAGTATCGTTTAAGTGTAACCAACTTGTAGCAATATACTTATCACCAGATAAAGGAGGATTTCCTCGATGAGTATGTGTCCATTGGACAGGAAAGATAACAACTCTTCCTGCTCTTGGTTTTATTCTTTTACTCTGATATAAAAATTCAGTTTCTCCCCCATCTAACACATCATTTAAGTACACCATTGTTGTTAAATGTCTAGTATAAGAAAAAACATTGTTTGCCTTTTCAAAATGAAACTTATGAAATCCCTGAGATTTTTCTGTTCTTTGTATATTAACAGTATACTGAATGCAGTTAACATCGAACAAAACTTGGTATTGTTTAGCATATTCAACCAAGCAAAAGTTAATTAAATCATTATATCTTTTTAATATCTTCACATCGGTATTGATTCTATAAGTCTCCGTTCCAACAAACAAGACTTCATCTAAAACATTATTTTTTCTTGATTCATAGTCCCTCTTAATGGTCTGATTTGTATCCTTCAAAAACTTAAAATACTCAATAAATTCACTACAATCAAAATCAGTATCAAATACACCAATGAAATCATTAATATCGGATTTAAAGATTTTAAAATTTTTTTCCATACTAAAAAACCAAGTTACATTATTATACAACAAATGCCCCAAACACTAAAGTGTGAGGGGCATTTAATGGGAAGTTTTTACTATTCATAAAAACATTTAACACATAATTATATATTACATTTTCATACTTTTAATTTTTTTCTCGCAAACAGTTCTACCCCAAGCACGATTTATACTGTTGACATAAGAACATATTTTACCAGTCTCACCACAATGTGGACACTTTGCCCCTGGTGGATCTTGAACGTATCCGTCTTCAATTAGAGGATGTTTTGTCATTGTTTTTACTGGTTTTAATTTTCTTAGAACATGCATCTCTTGCCCAAGCACGACTTAAACTATTGATATGAGAGCAAGGTTTTTGTTTCTTATTGCAGTGAGGACAAACAGCATCTTGAGGGTCATTAATATATCCATCTGGAGTAAACATCCTCTTTTTCTTTTGATTCTCTGATTGTCTTCTTTTACGATGATTCATACAATTACTGGAAGTCCTTCCCCTTCTGGCAGTTTAATCTGTGGTAATTGATTAATCTTTTCAATAATCCAGTCGTCTTGATGTTGTTGATATTTTCTAGTATCAATTACAATCTCATTGGTAGGTAATGCTTTTGGCATCTCAATATCTATAACTTGACCCATCATAAATTTATTTTTTGTAATAGTTCTGTTTTTTGGACTGAAAGAAACCATCATAAGAGCATCCATTTCATCAGAGCAATCACAAATTTTTCTCCCAGTGGTTATTTCAATAACAGAAAAATAATCTTCATTCCCGTACTTCTTCATTTTCTTTTTCTTTAGATTTATTATTTAATGCTTTATTTTTTCTGTACAGATTTGGCCAAGTATCTCTGATAATCTCTGCCAATTTATAGGGGGTTTCTGAACTAATCATTAAAAAGGGGAGGTTTCCCTCCCAGTATATCACAGAGCATTACCTCGGGGCAAGACTTCCTCAGGAAAGACAAAGTTTGCTCCAGGTTGGTCTACAGGTGCCATCCAAGCACGAAGACCTTCGTTCAGAAGAATATTCTTAGTGTAGAAGGTTTCAAACTCTGGGTCTTCTGCTGCCCTTACTTCCTGACTCACAAAATCATAAGCACGAAGATTAAGGGCAAGTAACCATAGAGTAGGTCTCTTCTTCTTGAGTAGGTTCAAAACCTTTGAACGTATTTGAAGCATCTCCATCCTCATAAAGCGTATTTTCTACGGTTGCCCCGTGAATAGCACATAGTAGAGCACCTCCTAGTATACCAGCAACTCCCATCATATGGAAGGGGTTGAGAGTCCAGTTGTGGAAACCCTGAAGGAACAGCAGGAATCGGAAGATAGCAGCAACACCAAATGATGGTGCGAAGAACCAACTGGATTGTCCCAGTGGATACATCAGGAACACAGATACGAATACTGCAATCGGTCCAGAGAATGCGATTGCGTTATAAGGACGAATGCCTACAAGACGAGCAATCTCAAACTGACGAAGCATGAATCCAATCAGACTAAAGGCCCCGTGGAGTGCCACAAAAGTCCAGAGTCCCCCAAGTTGGAACCACCTGACGATATCCCCTTGAGCCTCAGGACCCCAGAGAAGAAGAAGAGAATGACCCATAGAATCTGCTGGAGTGCTAACTGCCGCAGTAAGAAAGTTTGCACCCTCAAGATAGGAACTTGCCAACCCGTGAGTATACCAACTCGTGACGAAAGTTGTCCCAGTAAGCCAACCACCAAGAGCAAGGTAAGCAGTGGGAAAAAGAAGAAGTCCAGACCAGCCAACAAAAACGAAACGGTCTCTCTTAAGCCAGTCGTCGAGTACATCGAACCATCCCCTTTGTGAAATTGGTTGTGAAAGTGTAGATGAAACCATTTA